ACCGGCGACATCATCCCGCTGGTCTCGTACAACGACGAGGGCGACCTGGTCGGCATCCACCTCATGCGCCACGGCCACGAGCCGGTGTCCGAGGAGCTCATCCACGGCGGCGCCTTCCCCGCGGGGAACGAGGCGCTCGGCGTCCAGGGCGCGCGCCTGACGATCGACCTCGCGACGGTCGACCCGAAGCACACGACGCACCGCGGCGAGATCGTCTCGGGCCCGGACCGCATCGGCCTGCAGGGCTTCATCGCCAAGATCCGCGTCAGCCTGTCCGACCTCGGCTCGAAGGTCTTCGAGGTCGGGACCGGCATGAAGTGGACCACCGGGCCCGAGCCGGCGGCCGGGCTGCCGATGCCGACGATCCCGGTCGTGGGCTCGATGCCCGTGCTCGGGGCCGGGGACATCGCGAGCCCGACGGCCAAGACGTCCGACCAGTGGTGGTGGAACACCCCGGGGAAGATCGCCGAGGCGGTCGGCTTCGACACGATGCCGTACCTGGTGCGCGCGCTGACCGGCGTGACGTACGACCCGGCCGACCCGAACGCGTGGAGCGAGGCCAGCGCGAAGGTGACCGACGTGCTCACGCGGTTCGCGCGCGACGCGCAGCAGGGCCTGGTCGACCCGAGCCAGCTCGTCTCGCGCAACACGGGCCCGCTGCAGGCCCAGCTCCAGGAGCTGCTCCAGCGTCAGCTCGTGGAGCTGATGGGCGACGAGGCGCCTCGGTTCTCCGACGAGCTCGTCGGCGCGGAGCTCGCAGACGTCACGATGCTGCGGCTCGTGCTCGCGGCGCTCACGACCGGCGGCCAGCTGGCCGAGGTGCTCGGCGCGCCGGGCCTGCTGAACGGGCAGTCCCGCTCGCACACGATGCACCCCGTGTTCACCACGCTGCTGCACCAGCTGCCCACCGGGCACCCGGCGCGCACGGCGTTCGTCGACCAGATCAACCAGCGCATGGCGACCAAGGCCGCGCAGGCTGGCGGCTGGAACGGCGTGGACCGCTGGGAGCTGAACGACGACCCGGCGTTCACCTGGACGCGGTACGTCGAGCGCAACGGCAAGGTGCTCGAGATCGAGGACATGCTGGCGTTCGCGGAGATCCGCAACACCGACCACAACGACGCGCTCAGCGACCAGGCGCTGGACCGCAAGCAGCGCGGCAACAGCAGCGAGACGGCCAACGCGATGCTGTTCGCCGGCCTCGGCTCGACCGGGCTCATGACCCGGCCGTTCACCGCGGGGCAGACCGTGTTCGGCGAGAACCGGTTCATGGCCCGCGGGGTCGAGGGCCGGAAGAGCCTGGCCTTCAACCGCGGTGCGCCGAAGTCCCCGCACCGCACGCGGCACGACGACGACCTCGCGCTCAACGCGGCCGAGCAGGAGCACATCTTCACCGAGGCGCTGCCCGCGTCGCGCGCGCTGAAGGTCGTCATCGACACCGAGTCCTGGTTCGCCGACGCCAGCAAGGCGAAGCGCGAGGCGGGGATGCGGGCGTACCAGCGGCTGTTCGACGACACGCTGCGCCGCCTGCACCTGCCGAAGTCGCAGTCGATCTTCCTGCACGAGATCCTGCGGACGGCCGCCGGTCGCCCGGCCGCGGCCGACCGCACCACCGAGCACATGACGTACCGCGACGCCATGACCACGCTCTCGCTGGTCAACCGCAACGCGCGCCAGGGCCTGCTGCCGACGCGCGGCGGCGCGGTGAACGCGGTCTCGCGCGACGCGCTGCAGGCGCTGCGCACCGGCGGGTACCCGCTGATCAAGTCGGACGGCACGAAGCGCCCGGTCGGCAAGTGGGACGAGTGGGTCGAGGTCGTGCTGGCCGAGACGTTCTCCTCCGACCCGCAGCTGCGCGGCTACATGGCCGTGTCGAACATGGTCGACGGCATCCTGTACGGCTACCGCAAGGACGTCGACGGCCTGCCGGTCGCGACGAACTCGGTCACCGCGGGGATGCTGAGCATCGCGCGCACGAAGTCGGGCCTGCTCGTCGCGAGCCCCGTGCTGCGCAACGAGTTCTCGAACCCGATCGTGCAGCAGGGCGAGGCGCGGCTGTCGCGGCTCGACCTCGAGCGCCAGGACTGGGTGACCGAGGACCTGCCGCAGGAGGCGCGCTCGATCATCGAGAAGCGCATGGCGACGTGGGAGTCGAAGCGCGGCTACAACCACCGGCAGCGGCAGTCGCCTCGCTCGGAGGCGATCGCCGGCGCCCAGGTCCGCGAGGAGCTCGCGCGCACCAACGTCGTCATGCGGTTCGCGCAGCAGTGGATCCTGCTGAAGACCTTCCTCAACCCGGGCCTGTGGATCGGGGCGTTCATCGAGCTCGCCGTGCGCGGCGGACAGGAGCGCGCGGTCTCGTTCCTGGCCGGGGAGAACCTCGGGGCGCGCGGCTTCACGCCGCAGCAGCGCGCGCAGTGGCGGCGCGCGGAGGAGGCGCTCGCGTCCAGCCCGGAGTTCTACCGGATGGTCTACGAGAACACGAACTTCCAGCAGGCCGGCGCGACGACGCGGCTCGAGCAGCGCCTGCAGGGCGCGGCCACGTTCGTCTCGGCCATGGCGTCCGACCCGACGTGGGGCACGAAGTCGAAGACCATCGCGCGCCGCTTCATGGAGGCGAGCTGGGACTCGATCTCGAAGATGCCGCTCGAGGAGCACGTCCCGGTCGAGCAGTTCCTGGACATCCTCTCGAGCCCGGCGCCCGAGCAGCTGGCCGAGATCAGCCCGGACGCCGTGAACCACGGGTACGCCCGCGTCGAGTACGCGCGCGGTCTGCAGGACAACCTGATGGCGCGCATCGTGCGCCGCGCGACCGAGCGCGTGATCGCCTCCGGCGGCCCGGGGACCAACACCCTCGGCGTCCTGCTGCTGCGGTTCCCGACCCTGTTCTTCCGGTTCCGGTCGAACACGATCATCAACATGCTCGGCCTGCAGGCGCCGCACGCGATCCTCACCACGATCCTGTCCGACCGGCAGAAGCGGCCGGGCGGCCTGCTCGACCGCATGCGCGGCGACGACGCGGGCATGGACCCCGAGGTCAGCGACCAGGCCCGGATCGAGGACTCGTTCGACCTGACGCGCGCGATCATCCGCTCCGGCGTCTCGCACACCCAGCTGTTCCTGGCCGGCTCGATCATCTCGAGCGCGGGCTTCGGCGGCGGGGACGACGACGAGATGAAGCTGCTGAACAAGCTGCGCCGGTACCAGAAGGCGCCGGTCGCGCAGGACCCGCTGTCGCTCGAGAACGACTTCCGCAACGCGGAGGCGTGGTTCTCCGACCTGCTGCCCGCGGGGATGGGCGTCCCGTCCTGGACGCTGAAGCTGTTCGTCTCCCCGCTGATGGGCGTCGCGCGGTTCAAGGAGACCGGCGACTTCCGCCAGATCTACTGGGGCTTCACCGACGCGATCGGCAACATGCCGCTGCTGAACGTCGACTCGATCCTCAACGCCTGGAACATGGCGAACGAGCTGTCCGAGGCGGCCGAGGCGCAGGCCATGGAGGACGGCGTCGAGTCCACGTCGCTGGCGTACAAGGGCCTGGTCACCGCGGTGGGCACGCTCGAGTCGATGCTGTTCGAGAGCGCGTTCGCCTCGATGCTGTACCAGGGCGCGGACGAGTGGGACCGCGACCCGTACAAGCGGCCGCTGCTGGACAGCGACGCGACCATCCAGCGCGAGGGTGCGTTCGGCACGCCGCGCGAGACGGACGTGCTCGACGACTTCATCGACCCGATCACCGGCGAGCAGCGCTCGGGGTACGTCGGGCGGCAGGACATCGACGCGCTGCTGCACAGCATGGGCGAGAGCCGTCCGTTCCTGGCCTACGCGCTCGCCGCGATCATGCGCGACTCGACGTTCATCCGGTACAACCAGCCGGTCAAGCTCCGCGAGGTGAACTCCGAGGAGATCACGCAGGACGAGGCCGAACAGCTGCTGGTCTCGGTGATCAACAACGAGACGGGCCGCGAGGAGCTCACCGCGACCGGGGCCGAGGGCATCGTGCGGGGCATCCACCTCGGCACGCTGCGCCTGGACAGCCCCGCGCTGCAGGGCGTCTACATCCCGGATGAGATGCGCGTGAAGATCCAGGAGGACTTCCTCGCCGAGATGACCCAGAAGTACATCGACGCGGGCTACTCCAAGACGGACTCGCTGAACAACGCGAAGCGCGACTACTACGGCCAGGCGATCGGCGACCCCGAGGTGCTCGGGCTGGCCGACATCCTGTGGTCGGACGCGATCCCGCGGTACGGCAAGCAGGAGTACATGCAGCTGAACACGACGTACGTCGTGGGCCCGAACGGGCGCCCGATCGCCACGGGGCTGCAGCGCTCGGTCCTGTCGTCCATCGGCATCCTGCCGGCGGAGATGTACCACGCCGGCCAGACCGGGAACCTCGGCGTCGACCAGCTGCTGAACTCGGTCGACGACGTGCGCCAGGTGAACACCGGCATGCGCGGCCTGGTGCGGGTCGACCCGACGTGGGAGACCCCGACGGCGGAGGAGATCGGCGAGTCGATCACCGACGCGCTCGAGAAGATCAGCGAGCAGCTCGACGACATCACCGACGGCACCGGCCAGAACGGCTACGACTACGGCGGCTGGCGGAACTTCGGCCGCGGGTACGGGCGCCGGTCCGGCGGCTACTCGCGCGGCGGGTACGGCGGCTCGAGCTACATCACCGACTACGGCGGTGGCCCTCAGCGCCTCAATGACCTAACCAGGATCATGAGCCCATATGCTGACGATCTGTACAGCATCAACACCAGCAACCCGATCATCCGACGGGCGACGATCAGGCGCGAGAGGTTCTCGTCGCAGCGAGGAAGGCTGAACCAGTGGCAGTAGCGAAGGCACCTCACGAGCCGGTCACCGAGTTCGACGACTGGTACGTCAGCCGGTCGGAGGACGCACGCACCGGGTGCATCGAGTTCCGCGGGCTGTCGCTGCAGGCGACTTCGCTGTGGTCGCTCTTCGAGCACTACAAGCGCGAGCACGAGGGCCGGGTCCAGAACTACTGGAAGTACGAGACGATGGCCGACGCCGAGGTCGTCTCCCGCAAGCCGGACCTGCCCAACGTCTCCTCCGGGGAGATCGCGGGCATGGTCCGGCGCGTGGCCCGCAACGTCGTGCAGAACACGCCGAACGTCGACGTGGTCTGCGAGTTCGACGACAAGGAGCCGAAGGGCATCCTCGCGCGGTACATCCTGAAGTCGAAGATCATCGGCGACGACCTCAACTCCAACGAGATGCAGCAGAGCCTGTTCTCCTCGGTGATGAGCGCGTTCACGCTCGGCTTCGAGGCGGTCACCCCCGTGCTCGTGCAGAAGCCGGACAAGAGCTGGGCGATGAACTACGACGTCATCCACTACCGCGACTTCTTCCCCGAGCCCGGGGTCAAGGACGCGCGCAAGGCTCCGGTCGTCTTCGTCCGTCGGTACCTCACCAAGGGCGAGGTGCACCAGCTGATCCGCCACCAGCAGCCGGGCTGGGACATCGCCGCGCTGAAGAAGCTGTGCTCGAACAACCCTCCGTCGCGCCAGCGCGAGAGCGTGTCGCACCAGGACGCGAAGCACCACACGATCCCCGACGGCTACGAGATCGTCACGTGGTACTCGATGACGGGCGACCCGTTCCTCACGTTCGACGCGAACACGAAGATGCTGCTGCGCATCGAGAAGAACAAGGACCCGCTCAAGCGACACCCCGTGCAGGTGCTCGTGCTCGAGAAGGACAGCCAGCAGCCGCTCGGCAAGTCCCAGATCTCCCTCGTCTACGGACGTCAGGAGTTCCAGGACCTGATGCTCAACGGAGCCATGAAGCTCTGGTACAAGAACATCAACCCGACGCTGCTCGGCTACGGCACCGGGCTCAACGGCATCCCCAACATGAGCCCGGGGAAGTACGTCCCGATCCCGAACCCGAACGCCAAGATCGAGCCGTTCGAGGTGAACACCCAGACGCTGCTGCAGTACGGCGCCATCAGCCAGCAGAACCTCGGCAGCATGGTGAACCTCGTCGGCGCGGCCGACCAGCAGATGGCGGCGAGCTCGGGCAACGGGATGAGCGCGACGCCGCAGGGCGTCGAGGCTCAGGAGAAGATGGTCGACATCACGACCAACAACTACCAGAAGGCCGTGGAGTACTTCTTCTCGCTGTACTGCTCGTACGCCCTCACGCTGTACTTCGCCGAGATGTCGGGCGTCAAGAAGATCACGCCGACCGCGGACGCGCGGCGCGCGCTCATCGCCGCGGGGATGCCGACCGAGAGCTTCGACGCCGACGGCGTGCTCGACGTCGACATGAGCGAGATGGCCACGGTCTACCACGTGCGCTGCGTGCCGGGGTCGCTCGTCGAGATGGAGGACGAGAAGCAGCTGCGCATCCTGCAGGAGATCTTCGTCCCGCTCAGCCAGGCCATGCCGGCGCTCGCGCAGACGGGCGACCAGAACATGCTGGCGAACGCCGCGCAGACGATGCAGTTCATCCTCGCCAAGACGATCGAGCTGTCCGGCTCGGCGCACGCCGACCAGCTGAAGACCCGGTTCCTCGAGGGCAACACCTCGCAGGTGCAGGCCCAGGACGAGAAGGTCAACCGGCTCGAGGCCGGGATCAACTCCCTGGTCGAGCCTATGGTCGCCAACAACGAGGCCATGGCTGCAGCAGTTCTTCAGCTGCAGGAGCAGATGAAGACCATGACGGAGTCCCAGGGCATGCTGCTCGAAAAGCTAGGTGTGATGGACAGCGCACCTGCGCCTGTACAGTCTGTTCCTGTTCGCCCGGTTTCGCCGGTGGCGGCCGCATAGTCCAGGATGTGCATGCCGGGCCGCTCAGGTCAGGCGCCCGACTCACACGAGAGGAGATGTGCTGTGGTCGCACCAGTCCAGAAGGACAGCCTGACCGAGTACCAGATCGCCCTGGCGACGGTGCTGCGCATCAGCTCTCCGGTCGCCGGCATGTTCACCGGCTCGGAGATCAAGCCCAACCCGAACGCCCGCTCCATCATGGTGCCGGACATCCGGGTCGACGACTACATCGTCGACGCGGACATCGCGCGCATCGGGGCCGACCACTACTCCGGCTCGGAGTTCACCAACGAGTGGAAGAACGGCATCCCCCCGATCGAGTGGCGTCGCTACTCGATGAGCCGTCACCGCTCGTTCGGCTTCACCGTCTTCGACGAGCAGCTGCGCTACTCGCCGATCAAGAACCTCCCGCAGGAGTACACGACGCGGAAGATGCAGACCACGGTTCTGCGCGACCACGACAAGTACTGCCTGTTCGCCGCGATCTCCGGTCACATGACGGGCAAGCTCGTCGCCCGCGTCACCGGCGTGGACGCCGTCGGCCCGTACAACGCGGACGCCGCGCGCATCTCCCACACGGGTGACGCCCGCGACTACAAGTGGATCGCGGAGCCCGGCGAGGACTACGACAACCAGATCCAGCCGTCGTTCGCCACGATCAAGGGCATGTTCCTCGACGAGACGAACCCGCTCGCGACGCTGGACAACCTCACGCTCACGTTCTCGGACAACTGGTTCGACTCGAACTTCGGCAACAACGAGCGCTTCCTCCTGGTGACGTCGGCTCTCGAGCTCGCGTTCATCAACTACCTCATCGACCAGGGTGCGGGTACGGAGTCGGCGTTCAAGCTCCTCAAGGACGGGGACATCTCGGGCGCCAACGCGTCGGGGTACCTCGGCACCCTGAAGGGCAGCTGGAAGCTGCAGAAGATCCACCCCGAGTTCCTCCCCCGCGTCTACACCGACGCCAACCTGGTCGTCGACCCGGTCGCCACGAGCGCCACGGCGAACCGCTTCCTGCGCCAGGTCGTCGGTCTCGCGGCGTACAAGAACTCCATCCAGACGTACGAGCACTTCTCGGAGCGTCGCCAGGAGGACGGCGGTGTCCGCTTCAAGGGCACCGAGTACGTCCAGGACTTCTCGTACGACGCCTGGGCGATCGACCAGCTCAGCGAGGGCATCGTCCCGCTGTTCCTCCCGGGAGCCACCATCAGCGGCGACGACTTCGCCGGGTACGCCGGCTCGACCTACGACGCGACCGAGACGAGCTTCAACAACGTCGCGGACCTCGTCAAGGCCGCGCGTGCGCAGAAGTCCGTCGCGCCGGTCACGTACCCGATCTCGGGTGCCGACGTCCTCGTCACGCGGCCGGAGTGGTACAGCCAGCCGTACACCGACACGGACGCGATCGCCACGCAGGCGAACCAGGTCTGGGGCTACAACGGCACCGCCGTCGTGACCGAGACCGGCGACGTCGCCAAGCGCGTGCCGACCCTCGCCGTCGACAACCCGATCGACGAGGAGGAGCTGCAGGGCGTGATCGACGCTCAGGTCGGCGCGGCCACCGCTCGTGCGAACACGACCGCGGTCGTGCTCAACGACGTCCGCCGCTTCGCCAACCCGACGTCCCTCTGGAAGGTCACGACCGCTGGCACCACCGCCGCGGCCCAGCCCTCCATCGCGGACAAGGCCATCGGTGACACCGTCACCGACGGCACGGCCGTCTTCGTCCGGACCCTCTGATGGAGCAGCTGCTCGAGCTCCTGAAGCAGATCCAGGAGCTGTCCGGGGTCGGCATCGAGGCTCTCGAGGAGGCGCTCGCCGGTGGTGGCGGCGCTCCCGAGGGCGGCGGGGAAGCCCCTGGGGGTCCCCCGGAGGGTGGCGGCGAGGGGCCGCCCGAGGAGGGCCCTCCGCCTGCAGGCTGACACGACCAGCCTGTAGTTCCCCACGGCGGCACACCGAGGACATCCTCCCCTCGGTGTGCCGCCGTCCCCCTGAGAGGAGTCGGCCGTGGCCTACATCGGCAACACCCCGTCGAGCACGACCGTCATCCAGGTCGAGGCTCGCAAGTCGCTCTCGCTGTCGCTGTGGTTCATGGACGCCAACCGGCGGCCGGCGGACCTCACCGGCTGCACCGTGCGCATGGTCGCCAAGCAGCCGCCGTTCCGCGCGGACGACACGACCGACGCCGACAACCTCATCGACTCCTCCGTCGCGGAGTTCCCCTCGCCGGAGCTGGGCTACGCCCGCTTCGAGCTGCAGGCGCTCGAGCTCGACCTCGCGCCCGGGGAGTACCCGTTCGTCATCGTGCTCGTCAGCCCCGCGGGGTACAGCACCGCGGCGGTCAAGGGCGTGCTCGACGTGCAGCCCAACCCCGAGTTCAGCGCGATGGCCGACGTCTACGACGACGTCGCCTCGCCCGCCTCGCTCGAGGTGCGGCTGCGCAACCAGGCCACGATCGAGGTGTTGTGCGGCCCGCTCATCCCGCCGGGCTTCACGTGGATGTCCGACGCCGACAAGGCGAAGGTCGACGGTCTGAGCCTCGCCGGCAACCTGCTGCCCGCGGGCGGTGACACGCGCTGGGTGCTGGCGAAGGCCAGCCCCGACGACTACGACTTCACGTGGCGCGAGCCGCAGGCGTTCGACGGCACGCTCGACGCGACCGGCGTGCCGGCGGGGCGCGCGCCGCTGTCGGACGGCACCGGCTTCTGGGCGTGGACCGAGGTCTCGACCGTCGTCGACTGGGACATCCCCGAGGGCGAGCCGAACTCGGTCATCAACAAGCCGGTGCTCGGCACCGCGAGCACGCGCGACGACGCGTTCTTCGCCGCGGCCGAGCACACGCACGAGCTGACCGACCTGACCAACGTCGGGGCGAACGAGCTCCCGGCAGCCTGGCTCCCCCGGCTCACCGAGCTGGACGGCGTGACGTCCGGCACGGCTGATCCGGTCGGAGGGGACCCGGGCGACGTCTACCTGAAGTACCTGCCGTGAGCTGGCAGGGCGCGGTCTGGTCGGGCTACGCCAACCGACTGAAGGCCGGGATCTACTGGGAGGCGGGGCGGCAGCCTACCCAGGCGGACCCGTCGTACCCGGTGTTCGTCGAGGGCTGGGCGGCGACCGACTACTCCTCGTACAACTTCGACCTGACCGCGGGCTGGTACGGCCAGTGGGGTGCGGGCTCGGTGACGCGGCGCGCGTCCGGCTCGACCCCGCTGCTCATGGTCTCGGGGTGGCAGACGTTCACCGCGTCGTACGACGGCGAGGTCGGCTTCGGCTTCGGCATGGACGTCTCCGGCACCGGGGCCGGGCCGGTCAGCACCGTGCGCTACGGCTCCGTGCCGCGGCGCCCGACGGCGAACCCGAGCGTCCCGCTGAACGTGAAGATGGTCGCCGTGTCCGGCGCCGGCAAGCTGCAGCTGACGTGGAACGGCCCGAGCTCGTGGCCCGGCCCGTCGTCGGGGCGCCGGTACCAGTGGCAGATCTCGACCAACTCCTCGTTCACCGCGATCACCAGCTCGGGGTACCAGGCCAACGGCACGCTGCCGATCAGCGGCACCGCGGGCGTGACGTACTGGGCGCGCGTGCGCTCCGAGGGCGTCTGGTGGGACGCGACGCGCGCGAGCTCCTGGGTCACCGTCTCGGCCAAGGCGCCGTCGGCTCCCGTGCTCTCGGCCGCGCCGAACGCCACGAACGTCTCGCGCAACTCCTTCGTCGTCCCGGTCGCCACCGTCTCGAACAACGGCGGCATGGCGCCGACGAACTACCGCCTGCAGGTGAACACGGTCGCGGCCGAGTCCGGCTCGACGACGGCGACGCAGGGCAGCTGGGCGGCGATCACCGTGCTGAACCGGCTGCCCGAGACGCTGTACTACTACCGCGTCTCGGCGTGGAACTACGCGGGCTGGGGACCGTGGACCTCCTGGAAGTCGGTCACCACGCTCGACGACGCGCCGTCCGACCCGGCCGCGCCGACCGTCAGCGCGATCACCGAGACGTCGTGCACCGTGACGTGGGTCGCGCCCGCGGCGAACGGCGCGACGATCACCGGGTACGACGTCGTCATCTCCGACACGAACAACCCGGGCACGCCGGTCAAGGCGTACTCGGTCGGGGCCACCGTGTTGTCCCAGGCCGTGACCGGCCTGACGAAGGCGCACGACTACCAGGCGTACGTGCGCGCGAAGGGCACGCCGGCGAGCTCCGGCTTCTCCGAGGCGCAGCAGTTCCGTACCACCGGCACGCTCGCCACGCTGTTCCCGATGCTCAACGTCGCGGGCGCGTACCGGCCGTTCGAGCTGTGGGAGAACGTCGAGGGCGACTGGCAGAAGGTCCAGCTCAACCTCAACGTCGACGGCGTGTGGAAGTGGAGCGAGGTCTGATGGCCAAGCTGACGAACTCCCCCACCGAGGCGACCGTCCTCGAGCTCGAGGCGCGCAAGTCGTTCGCGCTGTCGATCGCGCTCGAGGCGCGCAACGGCGCGCCGGCCGACCTGACCGGGGCCAGCGTCACGTTCGTGCTCGGCCTGCCCGACGGCGCGGCCGTCGAGGTGCCCGCCGTCATCGACCTGCCGCTCGGCGGCGTCGCCGTCGTGCCGCTGCAGGCAGACCACCTGGACCTGCCCGCGGGGTCGTACCCGTTCGTCGTCGTGCTCGTCACGGGCGGGTACTCGCTCGTCGTCGTGAAGGGCGAGGTCGCGCTGCGCGAGAACCCCGAGCACGACAGCATCGCGGCGGAGTACGGCGGCGCGCACCCGAGCACGGGGCTGGCCGTCGTGCTGCAGGGGCTGCAGGTCGTGCGCGTCACGCTGTGGACCGGCGTGCCGGCGGGCGTCGACGGCGGGCTGGACGCGACCGGAGTCAGTGCTGGGCTGACCCCGGTCGCGCAGGGCGACGGTACGTGGGCGTGGGCCGAGCCGCCAGTCAGCATCGACTGGTCCGAGGTGACCGGCACCGAGGCCGTCGTGCTCCGGCCCGAGCTGGACGCGTACGCGCGCCTGGACGGGGCGACGTTCACCGGCGACATCGCGGTGCCCGGCATCGTGACCGACGACCTGCAGGCGGACTTCGAGCTGCGCGTCGGTCCGGAGGATCAGCAGGTCAAGGTCGCGTACGGCACGATCAGCGGCGCGATCGACGGGCTGCCCACCGAGGTCTCCTTCCCCACGGGGATCGACGGGCTGCCGACCCCGACGGTCGACGACCACGCCGCGCCGAAGGGCTACGTCGACGACCTGATCGAGTCGATCGCCGGTGGCTCCGGCAACAAGCTGGTCGGGTACGCGCAGAACGTCACGTCCTCGGGCGCCGTCGGCTCGACGACCCCGGCCGCGGTGCTCATCGCGGCGAACGTCTCGCTGCTCGCCGGGCGCCGGTACCGCGCGGTCTTCACCGGGGCGACGGACGGCACGGTCGCGGCCGACCTCGCCTCGCTGCACATCCTGGCCGGGTCGACCCAGATCCAGATGGCGACGCAGCGCGCGAACTCGGGCACTGCCGCGGGGCAGTCGAACGGCTTCACGATGGACGCGATCTGGACCGCCGAGGCGACCGGGCCGCTGAACATCTCGGGCCGCCTGGCCCGCGCGCTCGGCACCGGCACGGTGCGCGTCGTCGCGAGCGCGACGGCGCCGATGACGCTGACCGTCGAGCTGATGGACGAGGACCAGACGAACCCCGGCTTCGACAGCGGCTGGGTCGACATCGTCAGCTTCTCCTCCGGCTTCGCGCTCAGCACCGGCTCCGGGGTGCCGCCCACAGTGCAGTTCCGCAAGGTCGGCTCGCAGGTGTTCGCGCGCGGCCGGGCGTCCGGCACGCTCACCGTGAACACGACGCACGCAGTCGGCACCGTCCCGGCCGCGATGGCGCCGACGCTCTACACCGTGATGGGCGTCGCGACCACGACCGGGGGCTTCCTCGGCTGGGCCAGCGTCAACCCGGCCGGCGTGCTGTCCGTGCACTTCAAGAGCCCCTGGGCCACCGGCTCCGGGGTCATCGACTTCACCCCGCTCGTCTACCCCCACAGCTAGGAGAACACCATGACCGTCGGAGCCACCGTCAGCAAGGGCCTGCTCGACACGCGAGTCTCGGAGGCGTCGCGCGCGCTGCTCAGCGCGCTGCACCTCGTCGCGCGCGTGGACGACTGGCTGAAGGACCACCCGGGGTACGACATCTCGAGCGAGTTGGTGGCCGACTTCGGCTACACGCCGGACGAGGCGTACCTGCTGCAGGACACGTTCACCATGCTCGCGGGCATCCGCGAGACCCACGCCGACGCGCTCGACAACGCGCGGAAGCTGACCGGACTGGAGTAGCCGTGCCGACCATACTGCCCGAGGGGGTGCCCTGGTGGGCGTGGGCGCTGATCGCCATCGCGGTGGCGATCGCGACTCCGCTCTCCGGGGTCGTGACAGCGTGGATCACCAGAGGTACCCGCAAGGGTGTGCAGGAAGTCGTCGAGCAGACGAAGAACAACCACGACCAGACGGCCTACCCGAACATGCGCGACGAGATCACGCAGGTACGGATGCTGGCCGAGTCGATCGTGGCCGGGCAGCTGCGGCACGACGGCGAGATCGCGAACATCCGGTCCGAGCAGCAGCTCACGCGCGGCGACGTGCAGGCGCTGCGCACCGAGCACGGCGAGACGCGCGCCTGGGTGCAGGCCGAGGCCGCCGAGCGCCGCGCGATCACGACCTCGGTGAGCCAGCTGACCGGCTCGCTCGAGACCCACATCCTGTCCGCCGAGGTGCGCGATCGACAGATCGCCGAGCTGCAGCAGACGATCATCTCGCACCGCCCGGACACACCGGCCTGAACGCCGCAGACCGGTACGCTGTGCACAACCAGAAGGGATCACCCATGAACGACATCCTGACCGAACTCCTCCCGCGGAAGGTACGGCTGTGGCTGTACGTCCTCGTCGGGCTGGGAAGCGGCGTGCTCGCGGCGTACCAGGCCGCGAACGGCGACTGGCTGGTGTTCGCCGGCGCGGTCGCCGCGCTGCTCACCTCGCTGCTCGCGGCGCGGAACATCAACCCGCCTCCGGCGGAGCCGATCCCCGAGCCCGAGCCGCTCGTGTCCCAGGTCTACCCCGAGCCTTCTGCTCAGCCTCCCTCGGGTGACGGCCGCCGCGGCGACTACGGGACGAACCTCTGATGGTCGCCGTCCGGTACCAGGCCGCACCCCTGGACAAGACGTGGGGCCCCGGCTCCACCGAGGTCGGCATCGTCATCCACGAGACGGCGAACACGCGCGCGGGCGCGGACGCGCAGGCGCACGCCAACCTGCAGACGCGGAGCAACGTGCGCCAGGCGTCGTGGCACTGGTCGACCGACCAGGACGAGGCGATCCAGTCGTTCCCGCACGACATCCGCACGTGGTCCGCGGGGCAGGCGGGGAAGAACTACGTCGCCGTCGAGCTCTGCGTGAACTCCGACGGCGACTTCTCGCGCACGGTGCAGAACGGCGTCGAGCTGGTGCAGCACATCCGCCGGCTCGGGGTCGGCACCTCGCTCGTCAACCACCAGATGCTCACCGGGAAGAACTGCCCCACGAAGATCCTCGCGGGGTTCGAGGGCGGCTGGACCGAGTTCGTGCGGCGCTGCAACAGCGGCGGCGCACCGGCACCCGCGCCCGCGCCGGCGCCGTCGGGCCTGAAGGTCGACGGCTTCGAGGGCTCCAACACCCTCAAGGCGGAGCAGCGCGCGATGGGCACGACGGTGGACGGCAAGCTGTCGCAGCCGTCGCAGTTCACCGCGGCGCTGCAGGCGTGGCTCAACGCCAAGGGCTTCCGTGACTACGACGGTCGGATGCTCGAGATCGACGGCTACGGCCACCGCTCGAACAACACCGGCGCGGTCACCGAGCGCACGCGTACGGACTGGGCCTACCAGACCTACCTCGCGTGGCTCGAGCCGGGGTACGTGCCCGACGGCAAGTGGGGCCACCCGTCGGCGGGCGTGAAGATCATCCAGCGCGCGGCCAACAGCGGCCGCCTGTTCAAGTAGGAGACGACGATGGGCTGGCTCAGCGACACCTGGCGCGAGGTCACCTCCGGTGGCAAGGCGCGCACGGCGACGTACAACCGTCCCCGGCGCGAGCCCGCGCGCCAGGAGCGCGCTGAGCCGGTCCGTCGCTCGTCCTCCTCCACGACCCGCCGGAGCTCGCCTGCGCCCGCTCAGGCGCCGCAGCGGCGGCAGGGCACCACCGGGACCCAGCGGCCCTCGAGCGGCGGCGGAGGCGGCGGTGGCGGTCGCGTGAGCGCGGTGCGCGCCGCCGTCCCGCTGCCCGCCGAGACGCAGCCCGCGCCGCCGACGTGGCGCGGGGTCGCGAACCCCGAGCAGTACGGCCGCCGCGAGGAGCCCGGGGAGCGCCCGCCGGCGCCCGGCGCGCGGTACACGCCGACCATCGAGCGCGACCGGGCGAACGCCGACCCGACCGAGATCCGGCCGTCGCAGCGCCTGACCGTCCCCGCGGTCAAGGCCGTCGTCGCGCAGAGCGACGCGCCCGAGGCGGCAGGCGGGAAGCCCGCGCCGTGGTCAGGCCGCGACGTCATCGCCGCGCGCGACGCCGAGCGGGGCTACAGCACCGGTGCGCGCGCGACCGTGCGCGAGCTGACCGACGAGGAGTACCTCGCGCTCACCCCGCGGCAGAAGGCGGCCGTGCAGTACAACACCGGCCTGGTCTCCGCCGCGCAGCAGGACCGCGAGGAGGGCGCGACCGGCAGCACCGCGGTGGCGGCAGGCTTCCTGTCCGACCTCGGCCAGACGCCGGGCGAGCTCGACGCGTTCCTGCGTCTCGACCGCGCGATCGGCGACCACATCCTGCAGCGCATGGAGTGGGCCCCGGAGAACCAGGACGACCGGGTCGACGCCGCGCAGCAGACCGTCGTCGCCGCGGCGCCCGCGATCCAGTCCCGGCTGTCGCAGGGGTACACCGGCCTGCGCGGGGACACGATGCGGCCGGGCACCACCGACAGTCCGCGCGACCAGGTGCTGCAGATGGCCTGGAACTTCATGGTCGACTCCGGGGTGGAGCAGACGCCCGAGGACATCTCGATCGGGCTCGGCCAGCTGAACGCCAACATGGGCACGGACATCGCGCCCGAGGAGCTGTGGGACTTCGCGCGCATGCAGCTCGAGGCCGTCGACGTCGGCCGGCTCGCCAACACGGACGTGACCGTTCCGGTCACAGATGCGACAATCGTCCCGCTCTCCGTCGCGGACATCCGCGCACGGTACGGGCTCTGAGAGGAGACACCATGGCCATGCGGATGGACACCCCGACACGATCGAACGGGAGCGGGTACCGGCAGAGCTGGACCGCGCCCACGATGGGGCCGCAGGTCCCGAAGGTCGGCCCGTACACCAACGAGTACGCGCGCTCCGAGAGCCAGGCCGGTCGCCCGACGGTGACGTCGGGGCAGGGCGGCACGCGCGGCACGAGCGTCTCGACGTACTCCGGCGGCGGTGGCGGCGGTGGCGGCGGTGGCTCCACCTCGCGCCGGTCGTCCGGCTCCGGCACCACCTCGCGCACGAGCTCGGCGTCGTCGTACGACCCCGTGGCCGAGGCGAACCGCGCCGCGAACAACGCCGCGCGCTCGCAGGCGAACAGCCAGATCGAGTCGATCAACGCCCAGATCACCTCGAAGAGCGCGCAGCGCGACTCGAACCAGAAGAGCCTCGACGCGCTGAAGCAGCTCGTCACGACCGGGCTGCAGTCGGCGCGCGACACCACGCTCGCGAACATCGACTCGCAGCTCAAGGTCAAGATGGAGCAGATCAAGCAGACGTTCGAGGCCGGGGTCGAGGGCTTCCGCGAGAACCTGCGCGACAACGAGCAGACCGAGGCGGACGCCTCGTTCTCCAACCTGGCGAACCGTGCGCGCGAGCGCGGCGACCTGGTGACCCAGGCGCTGAGCCAGGGCGCCGGGGAGTCCGACGTCCTGAAGTCCCAGCAGCAGGCGCTGCGGAACTGGGCTACGAACCAGGGCGACGTGAACCGCTCGTTCTTCGACACGCGCGCCTCGGTCAACTCCGGCATCTCGGACCTGAACACGGCCACGAAGACCGGCATGATCAACGAGGAGCAGTCGGCGAACTCGAACCGCGCCGCGACGTGGGACGACTTCTACGACGCGCAGAGCGACGCGCTCACCCAGATGGCGAACTACGACCAGCAGAACTACCTGCTGCAGTCGGAGATCGACGCGGCCGAGCGGCAGAAGCAGGACCAGCTCGGGCTCACCGCCTGGCTCGACTCGGGGAAGAACGCCTCGGACTACGTCTCCGCGAACTCCGGCACCGCGGCGCGCGCGCCTGCGGCGTACACGTCCGACTACGCGCGCCAGGCCGCGGAGGCGGCGGGGTCGTCGTACAAGGACCCCGGGGTCAGCAAGGCGACGCTCGGCTTCGCCGGCGAGGGGCAGTCGACCGGCAACCTGAACTCGAGCTCGCTCGCCGCGTCGGGGCCGGGCCAGTCCAAGGGCAAGAAGCCCGAGGGCGCAACGCTGCGGAAGTGGTGACATGTCGAACCCGGACGTCCAGCTGTCGCTCGACGAGTGCGTCGAGGAGGTGCTCGGCATCCTCACCGGCCTCGAGCTGCGGTACGACCCGCAGTACGACCGGTACCGCGCGATCGTGCGCGCGCTGAACCGGGCGCTGCGGGCGAACGCGCTCGAGCGCGAGTGGAGCTTCTACTCCACGATCGAGGAGATCGGCGTCGCGCACGCCGGGGTGCAGGACGTCGAGCTGCGCGCTACCGTGCGCCCGCGCATCATCGGCGACGACTCGGTGCGGCTGTGCGACGAGACCGGCCGGCCGATCGTGTGGGCGTACTTCCTGCCGCGCGACGCTGGCGAGAAGTACGGCTCGCGGCGCGGGCTGTGGTGCTCGGTCACACGGCAGTCGCTGCACTTCTCCCGGCCGTTCCAGCAGCACGAGGAGGGCCTGCGTATCCAGGTCCCGGTGATGCGCGAGCCGCGGATGTTCCGGCTGCCCGAGACGCCGGAGGACGACACGGGCGAGGTCCCCGAGGTGCCGCAGGCGATCCGCGACCAGCTCGTCGACTTCGACTACCCGGACCTCATCGTCGCGCGCGCGGCGTACTACTACGCCTCGTCCGACCCGGTGATGCAGCCGCGGGCCCAGACGCTGAAGGACGAGTACACCCAGCTGTACTACGCCCTGAACGAGCGCGACGACCGCAACACCGACTCGCCGTACATGAACGACTACAACGTCCCGATCGAGGGGAACATCTTCGACGGCGGCTTCTGGCCCAGCCACCAGCCGCACGCTGACGAGAGGCGCTAGCACGTGGCCGAGAAGGCGAAGACCCCGGCACCGATCGACCGGCCGCTGAGCCGCGCGTACCTGCGCGAGTTCACCGGCTGGTCGACGGCGTACGCCCCGGGGCTGAGCGACCCGACGTCGCTGCGCATCATGGAGAACTGCATGATCACCCGCGAGGGTGCGCTGCAGATCCGGCCCGCGCTGCGCTCGGTGTTCCCGGACGGGAACTGGATCACGACCAACTTCAACGCGCGCATCATCGGCAGCTTCGAGACGTTCTTCCTCAACGACGGCACGAAGGCGCTGCTGTTCGCGACGAAGGAGGCGACCGGCGTCGTGACGTTCAAGGTCGCGGCGTACAACGACGCCGAGACGCAGTACGAGGTGAAGACCCTGGCGGACTCCGAGTTCGAGGGCAGCACCCAGTTCTCCGAGGACTGCACGTACGTGCGGTACCTGCAGATCGACAACAAGATCTTCGCGCTGCCGGACTCGACGAACCCGCTGGACACCGTGCGGATCTTCTACGTCGGCGAGGAGAAGAAGGTCGTCACCCCGCAGGAGCTGACGTTCCCGCAGTGGGGCGCGGGGTCGGCGCTCACCGTGCGCCTGCCCGACGCGGCGTGGATCAACGGCGCGGTGAAGAACACGATCCCCGCGGCGGAGACGCCGACGGCGGGTACCGCGGGGCAGCCGCTGACCGGCACGCTGATCAGCTCGACGGCGGCCGACAACACGTACAACTTCGGCTACTGGTACACGTTCCAGAACGAGCTCGGCGAGACGATGGCCTCGCAGATGACCGTCATCAAGACCAAGCGCGGCTGGTCGCAGTGGCAGTTCCAGTCCGCGGCGGCCGCCGGTGGACCGTCCGGCACGCAGGTCTCCGACCCGCTGATGGCCTGCGACCAGCTCGTCGCGTTCTTCCCCACCGACGCCTGGACGGCGGCGGTGTCCGAGGGCGCGACGGCGTGGAACCTGTACATGGCGGCGTGGACCGACCAGTCCCCGGTGCCGGTCGAGGGCACGCTCGTGGCGACGGTCGATCTCACGACACCGCCGGTGACGCAGGCGACGAAGTCGTGGGCGCAGCACACCCCGGTGGCCGCGAGCTACGACATCGTCTCCCCGATCCCGACGGAGGACTCGATCAACTACTCGACCCCGAGCTCGGCGTCCCAGGGCCTGGTGGCCGGGGACCGCATCATCCTGGTCAACGACCGCCAGGCCGCGGCCGTGATCCGGTGGAGCTCGAACCAGATCGGGGAGTACACGAACTTCAGCTCCTCGAAGGGCGGCGGGTACAAGACCCTGACGGCGGGCAACCTGCTGGTGCCCGCGTGCGTGAAGCTGTGGCAGAACCCGCAGTCCACCGACACGCTCGTCGTGCTGTGCCGCGGGGTCGACGGCTACTCGACGTCGTACTACATGGCGCCGGCCGACGTCTCGGGCCAGACCGGGAGCACGGCGATCATGGGCTTCGAGGAGACCACGGCCACCCCGGGGACGGTCTCCCCGTGGGGCGTGGAGGTCGTGAACCAGGCGCTGTACCACCCGCTCGACGAGCAGCTGATGAAGTCGACCGCGTCGAACTACAACATCAGCCACAAGACGATGACCGAGGACATCAGCAACAAGTGGCTCGAGGTGGTGCAGAAGCAGAACATCGTCTCGGGTGCGATGGACAACCGGGTCTACTACATCGTCAACAACCCCGACGGCGAGCCGCTCGAAGAGGGCTGCATGGGGAACGAGATCTGGGTGATGGACGTCGGCGGCGGATCCGACTCCACGACCTGGTCGCGCTGGCTGATCCAGGCGAACTCGCTGCACAAGCTCGACGTGAACGACAAGCTCTACATGGCGGTCGTCCGGCCCGACGCGATCTTCGTGCTCGACGAGCTGCAGACGCAGGACGAGTACTCGGCCGACGGCACGACGGCGTTCCGCGCGATCCCGTGGAAGATGGAGTCCAACACCCAGGGCGCGAACCGCGCGCACGACGCATGGTGCAACCTGCAGCAGGTGAACATCACGCTCGGCAACTTCATGGGCCGGATGCGGTTCGGCATCCGGGGCCGCGACGTGAACGGCATGACCGTCGAGGTCGCGAAGATCACGAAGGACCTGCGCGAGGTGGACCTCGCGGCGCGCCCGCTGCCGTGGGACCTCGAGGACTACCTGCTGATCCGGCGCCAGCTGAAGGAGTGGTCGCTGTTCGCCGAGTCGGTCGAGACGCCCGACGGCACCGCGCTGTCGTACGGCCGCATCAACCTGGTGCAGTACCGCTACACGCCGATCAGCGTGAACGTCGGGTACGAGTACGGCTCGGTGGAGACGTTCGAGTACGGCCGCGCGTCGGCCGCGAGCGACCCGGGGACGAACTACCCGAACGGCGTGCCTCTCCCATACGTGGACACATCGCGCTGATGGGGTACTCTCTGGGTAGCCGTGACAACCTACCTAGGAGTACCGATGGCCCAGGCCACGAAGTCGGCGTACTACCAGGCGCTGAAGCGCGCCGGGGCTCCGTTCGCCAAGCACTACCGCGACTACACGACCGACGAGCTGAAGCAGCTCCACGGCGAGCTCGCGCTGCCGCCCATCGACGAGCCGGCGCCCGCGCTGCCGACGTCGCGGCCGGACGAGGCGGCCGAGCTGCGGGCCCAGCTCGCGGCCCTGACCGAGACGGTCGGCGCACTGGTGCAGCTGCAGACCCAGCGCCAGGCCCCGGGGCCGCAGCAGGGTGTGCGCGCGGCGGCCGAGCCGCAGCACCACACGATCGCCGAGCGCGCGCGGCTCGAGGCCCCGCCGGTCATGCCGACGCCGTCGCGCCCCACGGTGCAGGCGCCGCGTGAAGCGCCGCTGATCGGCGGGCTCGACACGAAGGACCACGCGGGCCTGACGACGAACACGCACACCGGCGACGACGTGCTCTTCGTGGACCAGCACGGCAACAAGTGGTTCCAGAAGGAGGTCCGCAAGCCTGCCTTCCCAAAGCCGCGCGGCCGCCGCGTGCTGCGCACGTACGACGCCGCCGTCGCGCAGGAGACCGTCAAGGTCGACGACCGGTACTTCGAGACCTTCGAGGTCTCCGGGGACCCGCAGAACCTGCAGGCGACCGAGGTCAAGATCACCCTGCCGTCGTACCAGACCGGGATCTACCTCGCGCCGAACATGCCGTTCAAGATCCACACGTACAACGGCAAGCGCGGCTTCGACCTCGAGGACGTCGAGCGCTTCTACGGCGCGGCCGACCTCGTGCCCGACACCATCAAGAAGACGTACGTCTCCAACGACCTCTGCTACGACATCACCACCACCATCCGAGCCATCAAGGACGAGCACCGTGAGCTCGTTCTCCAGAAGGGACGCTGACATGACCGAGCCCACGCTCTCCGCCCAGGACGTCAAGGACCTCGAGTCCATGGGGATCTCGGCCGACGCCGAAGAGGCCCAGCCGCGCTCGCTGCTCGAGGTCTGGGACGAGGTGCTGTCCAACGTGCTGCCCTCGTCCGAGACGCCGATCCCGATGCAGGTCGCCCACAAGGTGGTGCGGTCCTGGCCGTTCCTGTCCTACCAGGACACGGCCGTGTACCACAACCTCTACCACCGGTACCTGCTCGCGCTCATCCCTCCGCTGAAGAAGGTCATCGCGGAGAACCCGGTCGCCCTCACGTACCACGGCGAGGAGGACGGCGCGCAGAACCACAAGCACTACGTCGACCTCCTGGTGCAGTGGCACCTCGGCTTCGACCAGGTCGAGGAGGCGTGGCGCGCGTCCGACCCCGAGTCGCACATCGTGCTCGCCGCCGTCGTGGACGCGCGCGCCATGGTGTTCGGGCACACGGGCCTCGTCGGGCACTTCGACGCGATCGGCTTCCACGTCTCCGACGAGGAGTTCGCCGCGGCGCTCGAGTCCGCGAAGGAGGCGCAGTGAGTGTCCCGGCGAACGAGAACGAGCCCGAGGGCATCGTCCTGGGTGCTGACCCTGCGTCTGCGATGGCGGAGATCTTCAGCTTCCTGGCGCCTGAGGAGGCTGCGCCGGCTGCAGCTGAGGGAGCAGCGGCGGAGGATCCTGCTGCAGAGGTCGCTGGACAGCAGCCTGCTGCGGGAGAAGGAGCTGGAGCAGCTGACGGCGCTGCACCTGCACCGGCTGCAGGAGATGGAGGAGTCGCACCTGTTCAGGCAGCGGGGGCTCCTGACGGATCCGCAGCCCAGCAGTCCTCAGCTCCCGCGGTAGGCACGTTCGACGCCGACTCCCTCGCGCCCAAGTGGGGCGAGATCGCGACGGCGTTCGAGGCGGGGCAGACCGAGATCTTCCACCAGGACGCGCTCGAGTCCGTGCGCACGGAGTACCCGCGGTACTTCGACGCGCTCGCCAAGCACCCGCGCCTGCTCATCGGCCAGGAGGTCCCGGCCGCCGACGGCAGCGACCGCATGGAGCGGCTGCGCGACGCGTCGGACGCGGCCTCGTGGCAGGAGGCCGTGAAGTCGCAGCTCGCGCAGGAGGTGAAGGCGCGCATCGACACCAAGCAGGACGAGATGCGCGGCACCTTCGAGGTCGTGCACGCGAGCATCGACCTGTTCCGCAACAACGGCGACCTGATCCCGGGGTCCAAGCAGTTCGACGCCGAGCTCGCCGAGCAGTTCGTCTCGCTCGCGAAGGACTACGAGCTGCGCACCAACGGCAAGCTCGTCGGCTACTCGGTGCCCGTGCAGCCGATGATCAACCAGCTGCGCTCGCAGCTGGTCGCGCGTCGCGCCGCTGCGCCGGCCGCGCCCGCTGCTCCGTCGGCCCAGGCCCAGCGCGCCGCGGTGCAGCCGCGCACGCCGGCGGGGCAGTTCGACGGCCCGCAGGCGGGGATCACCTCGAAGGCGGGCAGCTCGGTCGCGGGCGAGGACAACGTCGCGCAGGGGATCATGGACGCGTTCCTCCGCCAGAACGGGATCACGATCTGATGCCCGGCCCGAAGGAGGCGCCGATCGCGGCGGCCCTGTTCCTGGCGGCGTGCATCGTCGCCTCCTTCGTGCTGTCCGTCTTCACCGCCGGAGGGTGTGCGCCGTGAGCTCGCTGAGGTTCCCCGTGCACTACCAGCCCCGGCCGTACCAGGCGATGATGCACGACCTGTGGAAGCGCAAGCGGTACGGCGTCGTCGTGCTCTCGCGGCAGGCGGGCAAGGACGTCGGCATGTCCATGGAGATGTGCCAGCGGCGCCTCGCCACGCCGAAGACCACGGGCGTGTACATCTCGCTCGACTCGCCGATGATCCGCGACATCCTGTGGGACAAGACGTACAACGACCCGGTGACGGGCGAGTACATCCAGATGCTGCAGGACAACGTGCCGGCCGAGCTGGTCTCGTGGAAGAACACCTTCATGGAGGGTCGCTTCACCAACGGCTCGCGGCTGAAGCTGCAGGGGTACTTCCAGTCCGGCAAGGACAAGAACGGCGTCGGCACCGCGTTCCAGGACTACGCGTTCACCGAGCTCGCGCTGTTCAACCGCGAGGACCCGATCCCTCGTCTGATGCCGATCATCACGTCCACCCCGGACAAGAAGCTGATGGTCGCCTCGACGCCTCGAGGGAAGCGGAAGAATCCGCTGTGGCAGCTGATGGAGTCGCTGCGCGGGAACCCGGAGTACGGGGAGCTGATCCTCGGGATCAACGACATCAACGAGCTGATGCGGCGCGCGGGGCTCCCGGAGGTCCGCAGCGAGGCTCAGCTCGAGATCGACCGCGAGGCGTACCGCAAGCGCTTCGGCAACGACCGCATGTTCAACCAGGAGTACCACGTCGACTTCGGCGAGATGGATGCGGCCGCGGTCTACGGCGAGGCGTACCTGCAGATGCTCGCGGACAACCGGATCACCGACTTCTCCCTGCACCCGGGGCACCCGGTGTACGTCGTCTTCGACATCGGCTCCTCCGGTCAGCACAGCGACGCCACCTCGTGGATCGCGTTCCAGTGGTACAACAACCAGCTGATGATCTTCGACTGCGGCGAGGGCCACGGCAAGGCGCTGCCCGAGTACGTGGACGTGCTGCGCGAGAAGCCGTGGTTCCCTCGGGTGCAGCGGATGATCCTGCCGTGGGACGGCGAGCACCACGAGAAGGCGATCAACGCGACGCCGGCCGACATGATGCGCCTGAAGTTCCCGAACGTCTCGGTGCTGAAGAAGAGCTCGACGGTGTGGCGCATCCCGAACGCTCGCTCGAAGTGGGGCGACGAGATCACCGACATCCAGCACACGCGCATGGCGCTGTACAACGCGGTGATCCACAGGACGAACTGCGACTGGATGCTCGAGTGCTTCGAGAACTTCAAGTACGAGTTCAACAACAAGCTGCAGGAGTGGACCGAGAAGCCCCTGCACGACAAGTACTCCCACACGATGGACGCCCTGCGCTACGCGGTGCAGGCCACGCGCGAGCTCGAGTTCTTCGGCGGCGAGCTCGAGGTCGTCGGCGGCAGCACCGTGGCCGGGGACTACGTCGAGGACTGGACGGGGATCTGGTGAGCACGAAGACGGTACGGGAGGCGCTGCAGTACGTGGCCGACCACCCGCAGCTGGTGGGTCCGCCGATCGAGGCGCCCGCCTGGGAGCTCATCGCGCACACGCTGTTCGAGGTGGCGAACTCCCCGGATGCGAAGGTGCGCGGCTCGATGGCCCGGGCGACGAAGGCGCAGCGGATGATCGCCGACCGCCTCGTCGGCACGCGCCGGCCCGGGACGTCCCCGGCCGTGAAGCGCGAGCAGCAGATCGAGTTCGCTGACCTGACCGCGGGGGTGATCGCCGGTGACTGAGCTCGAGGTGGTGCGCAAGTTCCGGCACGAGGTGCCCAAGGCACACCGGTCGTCGCTCGACACCCGCATCCTGTGGCTGTGGAACCAGCGGTTCGGCACGGTGCAGACGGTCTGGCAGTCCAGCCGCGACCAGCTCGACAAGCTGGCCGCGACCATGATCCTGCAGGCGATCCTCGGGAAGGACCTGAACAACATCGCGCTGGTGTTCAAGCGGATCGAGGGCGGGGCTCAGGAGGACACGGTGCTGGCCGACGAGGAGCTGACGATCTAGCGGGTGGCCCCGCGGTGCTGGCGCTTGAGCCGGCGCCGCAGGTCCGTCGGCCGCTCGAGGCACGGCTCGCACCGGCAGTCGAACGGGTGGCTCGCGACCCACTCGTCCGGCACCGTGTGCGGCATGAACCGCAGCGAGTCCAGCTGCAGCGCGGTCACAGCTTCACGCCGTCGGCGTACTCGGCGTACAGCGTGAGCGTCTTGGGCCGGTGCCGGTAGACGTACCAGCCCTTCGGGATCCGGTACGCCCGGGGCACCTTGCGGCCCATGATCCAGGTCATGTACGGCTTGCCGAAGTACTGGCGCAGCAGGTCGTTCAGCTTCCGCAGGTCCGAGCGCCACGAGCTCCTGCCCCTGGTGCCGGTGATCGCGCGCTCCTTCTCCTCGGCCATGAGGTCGGCGACCTTGAGCCCGGTGGCCCACTCGAACACGTGCACGGCGGCGACGCGGTGCTCGTGCTGGGGGCTCAGCTGCAGTAGGAACTTGCGCAGCTCGCGCTCCCACGCGACGAGCTCGGGGTTCTCCTTGACCAGGAAGTCGTCCTTGGTGAAGGGCATCTTGCCCCTCTCCTCGTCCGGGAGTACCAGCTGGTCGACGCGCGTTTCCCGCGCCTGGCGCGCCGTGCTCGGCACGCGCGCCCTGGTCGTCTCTCCCTTCTCGAATCTCTCTCTCAGTTCCTTCTCCACCTCTGTCACGAGGCCGCCATCGGTGTCTGCCATGGCGGCATCGTACCCTGAAGAAAAAAGAGGAGGGCCGCAGCGTTGGCTGCGACCCTCCTCACCTGCGATGTCAGTTCCCTTCCGCCTCGAAATCAGCCAGCAGCTGCACCTGGTACAGCCTGCCGCCTGCCTCCTCTGCTCCCTGCATCGCCGACATGAAGTCGTCGTAGAAGCTGACGACCTTCTCGTCCGGCTCGTCCGGGTCGGGACCGATCACCATGTACTGCACGGTCAGTCCCGGTAGTCCCGGTGCAGCGTGATGGCGTACACCGCCGCGTGCTCCACGACGGCGACGGCCTCTGCCTCGAGCATGCCCTGGTGCAGGGTGACGTTGCCGTCGCGCCGGAGCACGAGGAACCCTCCCTGCTCCACGTGGGGCATGTGCACCGGGACGTCCCCCCGGGCCAGGGCTACGGCGTTCGCCGCGTTCTGGCGCGAGTAGTGCGTCCAGGACACCGCGTCCCGGCCGGAGTCGGTCGGCCGAGTGCACGGGGTGTGCGCCGGCGCGAAGCACGCCGGGCACGCGACGTCGCGCGGGTCGATCGCGGCAGCCATCAGGGCTGGCCCTTGCTGGCGTTGACGATGATCTTCTCGATCTCGTCCGTGGGCAGGCCGATCTCGTCGCCCCGGGCCCGGATCTTCTCGGCCCAGTCCGGCACGCCGGCGAGGTGCATGTCCTTGCCGATCGCGTACAGGGTGACGTTGCGCTTCCCGGCCGGGATCGGGCCGGCGAGCTGGGTCGTGAGCTGGTCGTGCATGATGAGGACCTCCGTGTCGTCCAGGTCTCCCGCGGCGGCCGCCGCGAGGTTGGTGGTGCGGGCGAGCTTCTTCGCCTGGTGCAGCTCGAGGATCTCGAGCAGCAGCTGCGGCGCGTCGACGAGCTCGGCGCTGTTCCAGCGCTGGGACTCGTAGTGGTAGACGCACCCCACGGCCCGGACGTCCACGCCCGGCGCGATGCCGATCGTGTCGCCGAGCTGGCCGAACCCGTGGTCCGGGTTCCACAGCTGGTGCGTGCGGTAGAACAGGTGGCGGCCGGACCCCGACTTGCTGGTCTCGGCCATGGTCTCGGGCAGCTCGATGCCGAGCGCCCGGATCCCGATGAAGCCGTCCTTCCCGCCGTCGTCGAGGTGGCGGTCGATGTCGATCGCGATCATGTTCACGCTGCGCATGACGAACGCGAACGGCGCGCCCTTGTCGGTGAACCGGTTGACGCGCGGGCGCGCGACGAACCGGCCGCGCTCGTACTCGCGCATGAAGCCGTCGTGCTTCTCGGTCGGCGTCGGGCCCCAGCCCGGCGTGGTGGCTCCGTCCTTGTAGACGTCGACCAGGGCGATGCCCTTGGGCCCACCGATCACCCGGTCGGACGGTGCGTCCCCGATCCAGGCCTTGTTCGTGTACTGCTGGTCAGCCTCGTACCAGGCCATGACTGTCCCTTCTGTCCTATTTTCGGTGGAATTTTTTCTACTCAGTGCAAGAGGTGTAGGTCGGAACATACCTTCTACATACGCGCATACGCGTAGAGGTATGTTCCGGCCTACACTTCCTTACACTTGTTGCCGCAGGCAGCAGACAAGACCCCGCCCGGGAGCGGGGTTCTCCCTCTCCGGGCGGGGTCGGCCGGCTACCGCTCTCCGTACTGATCGAGCACGGCGAACTTCGCGGCGGTCAGCAGGACGTCGCCCATGGTGTGAGCGTCGGTGAGCTCCACGTAGAGCGCCTGCTGGGTGGTGCTGTCGTCGGTCATCTGTCTCTCCTTCTCCTGGCCGGGGCAGTGCGGGTGCACTACCCCACCCTCCCCTGTCAGGAGTAGGTGAGACGCCAGACCTGCTTCTTGCTGACGTCCGTGTCCAGCCCGCGGGGCAGGATGCGACCCATCAGCTGTCGGCGCAGCGCGTCGTCGTCGGTGTCGTCGACGATGAGCAGCACGTCGCACATCTTGTCCAGCCCGTCGAAGCCCGTGGCGAGCGAGGCCGTCCCGATCAGCGCCGGGTACAGCCCGGTGAGGAACAGCTCGGTGAGCCGCTTCTTCTGCCGTGGCACCGTCTTGCCGGTGATCAGGATCGGATCCTCGCCGTGCTCCTCGATGGTCCGGGCCAGGGCCTCGGCCACCGTGGCGTGGTTGCAGTAGATCAGCACCGGGGTGCTCGCCTGCCCCACCAGCTCGGCGATCTGGTCGTACAGCTGCGGCCAGACCGTGCCGTTCGGCGTGGTGATGCGGTGCTCCACGAGGGAGTGCCGCTCCTCCATCTGGCTCGCGATGATGCGGTGGTGGCGCGGGATGTAGCCGAGCTCCTCGAGCACGTCGGGCACGTCGCCGGCCTGGGCCGGGATGTCCCCGATGGTGACCTGCTTGATCACCTCGTCCTCGACGTAGTGCACGTACGGCAGCGACGCGAGGAACTCTTCGGCGTCCTTGTGGTGCAGCAGCCCGGTGACCTTGGGCTCCCTGCCGTAGGCGTTCTCCACCGTCTCGCAGTTGCGGTAGAGGAACTGCAGGTACCCGCCCTTCACACTGTCGGGCGCGAGCACGTGCATCACGCAGTACACCCGCTCGACGTCGTTGTAGTTCGGCGTCGCCGAACAGATGATCAGCGGCGCCTGCAGCCCCTTGGCCATCGCGTCGAGCTTCTTCCACCCGGTGCCGGTGTGGCCGCCGAGCAGGTGGAACTCGTCCACGATGATGGCCTGGTCCCGGCGGACCTTGTACGTCTTCTGCCGGAACTTCGCGTGGCTGATCGGGGTCACCTCGATGCCGAGCTTCTCGCCCCAGCTGATCCACCCCGGGTGGGTGATCGGCGGGGCCAGGACCAGGACCCGCTGTACGCCCGCCTGAGCGAGGCACACGAGCGAGGCGATGGTCTTGCCCTTGCCGGTCGCGTGGTACAGGCACAGGCGCAGCTGGCTGCCGTCCTGGACCTGCCGCTCGGCGTCGGCCCGGGCCTCCTCCTGGTGCGGCTGGAGCGTGAGGCCCAGCTTGCGCAGGTTGCGAAGGATGTCCGAGTTGTTCATCAGAGCAGCTCGATGCTCCGAGAGACCCAGCCCTCGACCTTGTAGATGTCGCCCTTGTTGCCGTGCGCCTTGACGGTGCGCGGCTCGGCCGGCGCGACGTCCTCGAGCTGGGCCTCCACCGCCTTGACGGCGGAGACGAGCTCGGTCGGCGACATGTAGTCGCCCTCGGTCTTCTCGATCCTGACGATGATCAGCTGCTTCACCAGCCGTGCCTTCCTGTGATGACGGTCCCGAACATGAGACCGATGCTGAACAGAACGATGAACAGCGCCGTCGACCACGCCGCGTCCACGAGGACACGGCGCAGCCGACGGTGCTTGCGACGAGCGATCACTTCAGCGTGCCGAGCTCGCCGTCGACGAGCCGGTCCTGCTGCGGCGTGGCCTCCGGGCAGATGCACACCCAGGGCTCCCCGGCCATGGCCCGCTCCCGGTTGGAGCCCCGGCACTCGATCACGTGGACGTGGTACGAGCTCGTGCTCTGCTTGAACCCCGTGAGCACGGGGATCGCCGCGCGCATCTCGGCCGCCTGCTCCTGCCGCTCGCGCGCCGCCTTCTTCTCGAGGAACTCGGTGACCGACCGCGCCTCGATGAGCCGGTCGCCCATCACCTCGCGGAAGATCTTGGCGTACCCGTCGACGTCGTCGATGTTGTCGCTGTACTCGGGGCACTCGCTCGCGCGGATCAGCTTGTAGCCGATCAGCAGGAGCGGCACCTGGTCGGGCCGGACCTCGGTCCCGAGGATGGCCGACCACGCCTGGGCCACCCGGGGGAACGACTCGCTCGGCTCTCCGTACACGGAGCGCCTGCCGTCGACGACCTCGGTCGTCACGTCCTGCTGCGTCATGCTGCTGCCCTCTCGCTCTCTCTCTTGCGTCGCTTGTACAGGGTCTCCCGCTCGATGGGGAGGAGGCCGCCGCGGATGCCGTAGCGCTTCTCCGCCTTGCGTCCGCCCTCCTCTGCCATCGCTGCCTCCAGGCACTCGACCTGGAACGGGCACAGCAGCTGACACTCCTTGCGCGCGAGCTCGGTGCGCTCGCGCAGCACCCGCAGCGGGTTCGCCGGCTGACGTCCCTGCCCCAGGTGGGCCTGCTCGGTCCATGCGTCCGGGTCCACCACGCACGGCGGCGGCTCGTCCGGGATCCACAGCCTGCTGGTGTGGAGGTCGGACGACTTCACCGTGTTGAGGTGCACGGTCACGGCGTGATCCGCCGGAAGGTGTACGCCTCCATCGGCAGCGGCACCGACGTCGTGCCGACGAGGTCGATCTGGATCATGCCGCGCTCGTGGTCCACGGCCACGACCTTGCGGCCGTCCAGCCCGCCGCGGTGCTGGGCCCAGTCGCCGACCTGGACGTCGGCCTCCTTGACCTCGGTGCTCGAGTACATGCTGTCTCTCCTGTTCCCGCGCGCGATGTCCTCGCGCACGATGCGTCCGATGATGCTCATGGCTGACCTCCGTACGGCGAGCACAGCTCGTCGCACTCGGGCTCGTAGAGATGGGCGCAGCGGCAGCTGCACCCGTCGAGATCCTCGAGCCCCTCGTCGAGCGTGGGCTCGAACTCCGAGCGCAGCCGCAGCTTCTGCTCCACCCGCACCTGGGTGCGCCAGCTGCGCACGCGCGTGCCGGCGTGCTTCGCCCGGGCCAGGCCCTTGCCCGTGCGCTGGTGCGGCTTCCTAGACATGCGCCACCTGCCACGGCGTGCCGCTGATGTACGCGAGCACGACGTCGGCGAGCAGCGCGTTGAGCTCCTCGTCCTTCAGCATGCCGAGCACGAGGATGCGCGCCGCGCTCTGCAGGTCCTGGTGGTGCGTGGTCGGGAACGACCGCAGCCCCAGCAGGTCGAGCAGCTTGGGCCGCACCACCTTCTTGATCCCGGTGTTGTCCAGGATCTTGGCCTCGGGCAGGTCACGCCTCAGCTCGGCGAGGATGGCCCGCATCTTCGGGCTGGTGGCGTACGCCTGCCCGCGCTCGCGGTAGCTCTCGACGTACGTCTGGTCCACCTCGGGCCAGCCGACCTCGTCGGCCACCCACTGCAGGATGGCGAGCGAGATGTCCGCCGGCTCCTGGTTACCCGCGATCGCGGCGTGCTTCACCTCGATCTGCTTCAGCCCGGGGTAGAACTCGACGGCGACCACGCCGTTGTGCACCAGCCCGGGGTCGATGCCGACGATCGTCGTCACGCCCTCGCTCACGAGATCTTCCCGATCTCGGCGAGCATGTGGTCGCGGTGCTCGGCGCACAGCAGCGTGCCGAGCCGGCGCTCCACCTCAGACGCGTCGCTGATGTACCACGTCACCGTGGTGATCGGGCCCGACCCGGGGCCACGCGACTGCTTGGTGCGGACGACCGAGTCCGCGGTGCGGCCGCAGTCCCTGGTCGAGCAGGTCTCTCGCTCCATCTCTGCCTTCTCTCTCGTGCTACGGTGAGCACGTCTCTTCTCGGAATGGATCGAGCGGAGCCCCGGGTCGCTGGTCCCCAGGGCTCCGCTCGTTCTACTTGATGTAGCGGTGGCCGGCCTTCACGTCGACCACCAGCGGGAAGTCCGGGAACCGGGCGTTGCCCGTCATCGCCTTCTCGATCCGCTGCGTCGTCTCCGCGAAGGTGAGGCCCGCGCTCTTGTGCGGCCACCACTCGACGACTGCCTCATCGTGGAACTGACCGATGAGCTTGACGTTCGGGAAGAGCTGGAGCTCTCGCTCCACCTCTTCGAGCGCGTCGAAGAACAGCTCCCGGCAGAACGACTGCGTGAGGATGCCGGTCAGCTTCCCGCCGTAGATCTTGTACGGTCCGCTCTGTCCGTTCTTCGTCCAGCGTGCACGCCAGAGGTTGCCCGACTTCAGCTCGCTCGGCTTGAGGTAGCAGATGTCGTTGCCCCTCGTGTGCGCCCCGACGAAGATCCGGGTGAGCATCGTGTTGCTGCCCTGCACCACCCGGAGCTCGATGTTCATCGAGCCCGGGTACTCGGCCAGCACCGACTCGTAGTTCGCTACGCGTACGATGCCGACCTTCAGGTTGCCGTTGTCCAGGTGCACCCAGGACTCGGTGTCCCTGCGCTCGACCACCTCGTGCAGCGCGGCGTCCAGGTTCTTCCAGAGCTGGACGATCTTCGGGTTGGTCTCGCGCCAGTTGAAGACGATCTCCGTGGCCTGCTCCTCGTCGATGTCCATGCCCATCTTCTCGGCGAACGTGACCACCGCACCGGGGCCGGCGCCGTACCCACAGCTGAGCTCGCCCACCTTGCCCTGCTGGCGCTCGGCCTTGGTCACCGCGTCGTACTCGGTGCCCAGCATGGAGGCGGCCAGGACCTTGTACATGTCCTTGCCGTCCCGGTAGGACTGGACCTTCCAGTCCTCCCCGGCCAGGTACGCCAGGGCCCGGGACTCGACGGCGGAGAAGTCCGCGACGATGAGGCGCCCCGGGGTAACCTCGGCCTCGAACACCTGACGCAGGTTGCGCGCCAGCTTGCCGTTGTCCCACAGGCTGTCGAAGTGACGGTCCGCAGCGAACAGCTCCTCGACGTCGTCGGGCACGGGCCCGAGCCGCTTGAGGTTCTGCATCTGCACGCCGCGGCCGGACGTCCGCATGGTCTGCCCCGCACCGGCGTGCAGGTACTGACCACGCAGCCGTCCGTCCGTCCCCGTCATGTCGACGATGGTCTGCAGCTTGGACAGCGAGCTGCCGCCCAGCTCCTGCTTGGTGACCAGCATCGCCTCGACGGCCTCGAGGTCGAAGATGTCCGGGCCACCCCGCTTCGGGGTGCCGCCGTTGCTGATGCGCTCGATCTCCTTGCGCACGCGCGCGAGCAGCTTGGTCACGTGCAGCTCGTCGAACGACGTGGCCCGCACCTTGTGGTCGGCGCACCACTTCCGCAGCTGCATCGTGCTGCGGAAGTTGAGCTCCGCCTTCGGGTCGTGCTCGGCACGGAAGTCGTGCTCGAGCGTGACCAGGTTCTCCTGGTACACGCGCTGCATCTCGCGCACCAGGTCCAGGTCCACGCACCAGCCGCGCTCGTTCATGCGCTGCGTGATGCCCGCGTTGCGGATCTCGTTGCCGTCCAGGTGACGCAGGTACTGGAACACGATGTCGTGCGACAGCTCGGCGTCCAGGTCGCAGTAGTCCCCGAAGGTCTTCCACTGCGCGAGCAGCTCCGACGTCCAGCCGATCGGGTCCAGCACGTGCACCGTGCCGTCCTTCTGCGGCATGGAGAACAGCCGGATCAGGTGCGCGCCGGCCTCCATCTTGTCCACGCCCAGCAGCTGCGGTGCCGCAGCCTCGAGCTTGGACGCAGCGCCACGAGCACGCGCGATTATCGCGCTGTCGTAGCCCTGCCGGATGACACGGCTCATCCCGATCCGCTCGAGCACGGCGAGCTCGAACGGCAGGTTGTGCGCAGCGATCTCCTTGTCCTGCAGGTACAGGCTCAGCAGCTCCCTCGCGTGCGGGTTGAACACGAAGTCGAAGCGACGTGCGCCGTCGTGCGGGCGGAACGTGGAGGCGAGCAGCACCCGGAAGCTCGGGTGACTGACGTACCTGTCGAGCCCGTGCTTGCGAATGTCGATGTCGCAGTACGTCTCGAAGTCGAGACCGATCATCAGGTGGTACTCCTTCCTACGCGACGTCGTCGAGGATCGCGTCCTCGTCGACCTTGACCGGGTACAGCATCTGCATCATGACCGGGCAGAACTTCGTGGCCTTCGCACCACGCGAGTGCGGGTTGGCCGGGCAGAACAGGCAGCCCTTGTCGGTCGGCCCGAACGTGGTGCTGCCGTTCTGGATGGCACGGTCGGCGTTCGCCGTGTCGACACGGAACTGCTCGAGCTCGGCGGCCGTGAAGAACACCGAGTCGTAGTTGTCGGCGAACGGCTGCACGATGTGGAAGTGCACGCCCTTCGCCTTCGGTGCCAGCGGCGAGAACGCGAGGGAGTAGTACTTGCCCTGCGCGTTGTCCTTCGCCGCCACCGGGATCTTCCCGAACTTGTAGTCGAGGACGTGGATCTCGTCCGCGACGTAGAGCACGAGGTCGCTCGTGGTGCCAGGCTTCTGGCTCAGCCACCACCCCGTGCCCTTCGCTTCGGTCAGCACCTTGAACCGGCGCAGCCGTCGTACCGCGGACACGTACTTCAGCGACGCCGCGATCTTGTCGAGCTCGTTCGCGGAGTACTCGTTCATGAGGCGTTCCATCTCGGTGTGGAACGAGGTGCCACGGTTGGCTGCGTTGTCCACCGTGCGGTCCTCGACCGGCAGCTCGAGTCCGGGGATCGCAGCCTCGAGGTTCGCGCTGGCGTGGCAGTTCATGTGCTGCTCCGCCACTGATGCGCTGAACCGCTGGATGCTCATCGGTTCCGCCGATCGAACGCGTCGATGTAGAACTCACCGTTGTCCAGGATGATGAGCTCGAACGGGAACGCAGCGACGTCGTTGCCCGTGCTCCGCTTCGCGGTGAACTCGGCCACGATGTAGGAGTCCACGGCGTACAGCGTGTAGTGCAGCTGGTCACCGTCGATCTCGGTCTCGATCTCCTGGATCACCGGGTTGTAGCGCAGCGTGTTCACGAGCACGCTCGTGATCGTCCACCCCCTGCGCGCGCGCAGCTGGTGCAGCTGGGTGTTGCCGCGCAGCAGCATGTCCACGTGCGGCTTCGCCACGGTGTTGCGGTTCCGAGTGCGGATCGCCTGGAACTGCTGGCCCTTGAAGATGTCGGCCATGTCGGTGTAGGCGATGGTCTTCACTCGTCGTTCTCCTTCTCGATGTTGATGGCCGTGGCCTGCTCGTCCTTGAACCAGCTGTCGACCCACTGGCGCAGCCGCTTCTTGCTCAGGCCGTTGATGATCAGCGGCGTGTTCGCCTGCTGCGTGTGCAGCGTGACGGTGTACGACATGTCGTGCCTCTCCTCGCAGAGGGAAAGCGGCGGCCCCCGTGATGGGAGCCGCCGCTCTCAGGTGATGGACTACTCGTCGTCGTCCATGAAGATCGAGTCCTCGTCGATCTCCGTGCCGCCGCCGCCGAAGCGCTCGGCGTCCTGCACGAAGATCACGGCGCCGGCCGAGGCGGTGACGCCCGGCTGTGCACCGACGAACGCGAACAGGTTGATGGTCGCGGCGACGATCGACCCCGGGTACAGCTCGAGGTTGGTGTCGCTGACCGGCAGGATGAGACCCCGCTCCGGGATGACCAGGTCACCCGTCGGGTTCTTCAGCTGGTCCTCGCTCTTGACGACCGCCTTCTGCTCGAGGTCCCGACCCTTGAGGCCGTTGACCTTGAGGTTGATGACGGCCTCGGGTGCGAGCTCGGCCGACTTCTCCGGCACCGCACCGATGAGACCGAAGACACCGTCGGTCGCCCAGTCGGCGTCGTCGATGTTGCGGTTGAGCTTCTTCACCTGCGCAGCGGTGAGCCCGGACTTCTGCCCGGCCTTCTCCTGCTCGATGCACCACGGGAAGAACACGTCCTTCAGGTGCGTGAGCACCTTCTCCGTCTGTGCCTCGCCGAGGAGCAGGTTGAAGCTCGCCTTCACCTGGTCGTCCGGCTTCGGGAACTTCGACTTCGGGTTGCGCTTCAGCGCCTCCGCCACGGTCCAGACCGGCCAGCTCAGGCGGCCACGGACGGTGAGGTTCTGCGGGTTGTTCTGGTTCACAGGGGGTACCCTTCTCTGTTCTGTACTGCGGTCGATGAGATCGTGGCGATCGCGCGGAATTTTTCCTGCGGTCGCCACGATCAGGTGCTGATCAGGTCAGCAGGTAGCGCGAGTTCCCGACGAGCACGGGCTGCACCTCGTTGGCCAGCTGGCCGACGCACTCACCCAGGAACGTGGGCCGGTCGACCAGGCTGATGTCGATCACCTTGCCGACCCGACCGATCGCGTTCGTGCGGATGTAGTCCGCGGCCGAGCGCGAGCTGTCGTAGTCCGCGATCGTGACGACCGTCTCCCAGTCCCTGTTGAGCAGGGGCGTGAGCGTCTCGTACTGCGTGCCCATGTACTCGGCCGCGCGCAGCACGTCGGCCGTCGTGAACTGCCCCGCCTCCCAGAAGGTGGCGGTGCTGGACACGATCGCCAGCGAGGCGTCGGCCTGGTACGCCAGGGCCACGACCTCGTCGACGATGCGGCGCACCGTGGACTCGGTCATGGACCCGGACACGTCCAGGATCACCAGCCTCGGGGCCACCGGCGGGTGCGTGATGCGCGCGCCGTAGGTCCCGATGCTGCCCCGCTGGGTGTTCAGCTGGCGCAGGTGCGCGAACGTCATCTGCCCGTACTTGCTGGGCATGGACTCGAGCACGCCGGCCAGCTTCGCCGCCACGTCCTTGATGGACTGGGCCACCGTGACGAGCGCCTCCTCCCACAGCTGGGTGAGGAGCTCGGTGTCGGGGACCTCCGCCTCGTCGTCGTACCCGACGTCGGCCCGGCGGTACACGTCCTCCGGGATCGTGTCGATCAGGTAGTCCTGCAGCACGGAGCTGTGGTCGACGCCCTCGTTGAGCAGCGCGTCGATCGCGGACATCCCGGAGAACCGGACGGCCAGCAGCTCGGAGAGCTGGCGGTAGTCCAGGTCGTACGCCTTGGCGAAGAACAGCGCGACCTCGACGTCGGGCAGCAGCTGACGCAGCGCCTCGTGCGAGATCTTCCTGCCCTTGCCCATGTCGAAGAGCGTGGTCGAGCGGCTCACCGCAGCCCTGCTAAGCGGCGAGTGGGAAGCCGCGTCTCCCTCAGAACGGACCGTCATCGTCGTCCTCTCGTGTCTTGGCCGAAGCCTTCTGCTTCTGCATCTCGATGAGCTGCAGGTTCAGCTCACGGTTCCGGCGCTGGACCGGCGTGAGCTTGTCGACCGCGGACCCGAGCGCACGTGCCGTGCTCTCGTAGCCAGCGGGCACCTTGTCCCCGGACAGCAGGAACATGTACTGCCCCTTGCCCGGGGCCGAAGCCATGTGGTTGTTCGCCTCGATCAGCGCCTTCAGCGCCGGGCTCAGCACGTGGCGCAGCTCGGCCTGGCCGATCAGCTTGCGCACGGAGGTGCCCTCGATGGAGGTGTTGGTCGACCCGACCTTGTGCCCCTTGCCGTCGAAGGCGTCGAGCACCTCGAACATCGGGAGGATCTCCTTCTCGAAGAGCTCGTCCATCTCGGTGCTGCCCTTGATGCGCGGGTCCAGCCCGAGCTGGTCGATGATCATCCACGCCAGGCGTCCGCGCTCGGCCGTGCCCTTGCGAGGGTCGGGCACCTTGATGTGCAGCAGCCGGTCCTCGAGCGCGCCGTCGTAGGTCACGACGGAGTTGCTCGCGCCGGCGATGAACACCTTCGGCAGCCGCAGCCCCGCCACCTCACGTGCGGTGAGGATGTCGAGCAGGCCGTTGTACACCTCGGGGAACCCACGCAGGAACTCGTCGAGCAGCACGATGTCCCCGTCCTTGAGCTGGGTCCACATCGGGTTGTGCAGCAGGTCGAGCTTGGTGCGGTCCTCGCTCGGCATCTGCACACCCTCGAGTTCGAGCGGGCTGATGCGCGAGACGTTGACCGTGAACAGACGCACGCCGAGCATGTCGGCCAGCGTCTTGAAGACGGTGGACTTGCCGGACCCAGGAGGTCCGACGAAGTGCGGCATCGGGCTGGTTGCGCCCGTCACCATGAACATCGTGTAGAGCCGGAGCAGCTGCTCGAGCATGGTCTCTGGTGTCTCCTTCTCGGGTGGTGTGTCGAGCTCGGGGATGATGATGCTGAAGGCGGCGCTCTTCGGCCGGGTCGCGATCGACCGGTCGCCCATGTACCAGTCGCTGGTCTGCTTGACGAACTCGTTGAGCTCGTCGAGGTGGATGTTGCGCATGGTCTGGTACTGGCCGTGGCTCATCGGGACGAAGGAGCCGCTGCCGTCCAGCTTCCGCATCCACACGAGCAGGCGCTGCTCGGCGATCAGGCTGCCGATGGTCGTGTGCATCGACGGTCTGGTCGGAGTCACGTAGGTCGGCTGGCTGTTGGAGACCTGGTTGATCAGGTAGGCGTTCTGGCTCACCTGCTGCGTCTGCTTCGCCAGCTCCTCGAGCTCGTCGGCAGTCCAGCTGTCGTCGGGCAGGTTCGGAACCTTGAGGATCGGACCCGAGGCCGGGGCACCCGTGCTGTGTGCACGGATGCCCCGGTCCAGGATCAGCTCGACCTCGGCTCCCTCTTCAGGGAGCACGAGATCAGACGGTGGACGGGTTGGTCGAGATGCCCTCGCCGTCCTCGCCCGTCACCTGGTCGAGGTCGACGACCTCGGTCGGCGCCGGCGTGCTGGTCGGCACCGGCGCAGCGGTGACGACGAGCTTGTCGCCGACCCAGATGAGGCGGTCGGTCCGGCCCTGCTCGATGGCGCGCAGGATGACCGACGCGTCGTCGAGACGGACGACGACCTCCTCGCGGGCGTGCGCACCCTCGCTCGCCTCCTGCTCCACGACGTAGAGCAGCGGGTCGCGGTCGATCTGGACGGCCTTGTTCGTGGCCTCCATCGCCGCGACGATCGGGGCGTAGAACTCCTCGACCGCGGCGTCGAACTTCTCGTGCGCGTCCTCGATCTGGGCGCGGCGCTTGCGCTCGGCCCAGTAGGTGCCGTCGATGACGGTCTGCCCGCTCACGCCCAGCGCGTCGGTGCCCTTGACGAGGACGTTGTTGTTGGCGAGCTCGATGGTCTGGAACGACATCGTGTCGTTGTCCCTTCTTCGGTACTGCATCCGGATGTTGCATCGTCACAGGTCATGGGACCTGTGCCGTCGAGCTACGCCTGCTCGGTCAGCGCTTCGCGCAGTCGCGAGTAGTCGGTGTAGCTCTTGACCGGGGCGATCAGCCCCCGGTCCACGGCGCTCTTCATCAGGGCGCCGAGGTTGGGAACGGACGCACGAGCGATCTCGTCGTCCGTGATGGTGTCGGTCTCACCGTAGGTGGAGCCACCCACACTGGCGGTCATGCTGGTCCCCACCTTCCGTGGTCGTCGCGCTTGAGGATGCGGTACTGCATCCGGCTGGTCCAGGCGTCGCCGGCCAGCGCGGTGCGCGCACCTCGTGCTGCGTTCTTCGTGCGGTGCACGGAGCGGATCTCGGTGTAGCCCGATGCCAGCAGGGAGCCTCGCTCTGCTACGGCCCAGCGGTTCGGGTCGATCACCCCGAGCTCGCCGTCTGTGCCGATGACTCGGTGTGCCATTACTCGAGCGCCTCCATGATGTCGTCGAGCCCGTCGGCCACGACCAGCTTCTTCTCGAAGAGGAGCAGCTCGTCGTACATGTCGAGCGCGATGTGCTGGCCGAGGGTCTCGGCGATCTGCCCGAGCGCCAGGTCCTCCGGCTTGCTGCGCGCCAGCTTGTAGTCGGCGAAGCTCTGGTACCCGGCGACCAGCGTCGGCTTGACCAGGCTCAGGTCGTAGCCGTAGGTGCTGGCGTACCGGGCGAACCGACCGGGCGTGCGCATCATGATGTGCTGCGACATGTACCCCTTGCCGACGGTGTCGGCGCGGTAGTCCATCATCGGCAGCGGTGCGTCCGGTGCGTGGGGATCCCACACCCCGGGGAACAGGTACTCGCGCATGTCCTTGAAGCGTCCGGTCAGCGTCTCGTACCCCACCCCGAGCAGACCGAAGTCGAAGGACTCGAGGACCTGGCTGAGCCTGGTCGTCTCGTGCCCGTCGACGCGCTTGTAGATGACGTTCACCTCGGTACCCGTGGTGTCGTCGAGCAGCTTCATGCTGTTGGTGTGCCAGGCCTTGAAGCCGTACTCGAGGTGCCGTGCCCACATCCGCTCGAACCTGTCGCTCTCGAACGAGTAGCCACGGTTGAGCAGGTGGGCGACCAGGGTGTAGTAGCTGCCCTGGTTCGGCACGAACAGGTCGATGTCGGTGTAGGCGTGGTGCTTGCCGTGCACCTGTGCAGCGACCGAGCTGCCAGCCAGGTAGGCAGGCAGACCCTTCGTGTCAGCGAGCACCTTGGTGATGGCGTCGCCCGCCTTGATGCCGGTGGTGTTGATGGTCGTCTCCTCTCGTGAGACAGGTGGTGACGCACGGTGCGCCACTGCACTGGGCAGTGACGCACCGTGCACCGAAGGATCGTGCGTCAGCGCTGGTCGCTGTCGCCCTCGACCTCGTGGGCCAGCTCGACCTGCGCGGCCTCGACGTCACCGGCGGTGGGCGGCGTGATCCCGGCGGGCAGGGTGAACCCGTGCTTGGCCGAGAGGTCACGCAGCTCGCCGGCGAACTTCGTGGCCTGGCTCACCGCGCGGGTGTACTTGCCCTCGACCTCCTTGAACTCGAGCTCCGCCTTGGCCTTGGCCTTGGCGGCGCGCGCGTCGGCCTGGGCCTGCAGCTCGGCGATCCGCTCCTCGAGGGTGCGGGGCTTGGCCTTGGTCTTGGCCGGCGCCTTCGTCTCGGTCGTCTTGGCGGCGGGCTTCGTGCTCTTGTTGTCCGTCATGTCCGGTTGTTACCTTTCCGTGCTGCGTCGGATGGTTGTGCCGATCCTCCCGCCCCGCAGCAGGCGGGAGGATCGGTAGCTGCGCTGCCCTGTGGGCGACGCACAGCCCGGGCCCTGGTGATTGCCAGGGTCCGGACTGAACGGCGCTCAGAGGGGCGCAGGCGCGCTCGCGATGACGCGAGCTCGGCGTGCGGCGCGCGCGTCCTCGTTGGTCCACTGCCTGCGCTCACGCAGGAGGACCGTCTTGACGATGATCAGCGCGTCCGTCTCGGCCACGCCCACGCCCATGTCCCCGAGCTGGTACATGAAGGGCGTCGTGCCCTCCTGTCCGTACCGGCGGGACTGCACGTAGCGGTTCTCCCACCCACGCAGGGTGTCGAAGACCTGGTCGAGCGTGAACCCTCGCGCGATGCACGCCTCGATGGCGTGCCGGCTGAGGTACACGGCCTTGCCGTTGACGACGTCGTCGGTCATGTGCGGTGCGTCGCCCATCAGCGTCGGCCCTCGGGCGGGATGCCCCGGGCTGCACGTCGTGCACGGATGTCGGCCACGACCTGACGGCCCAGCTCCACCTGCACGTCGGACGGCAGGCGGTACTCCTTGGCGTCGCCCGGCTTGCCGAGCACGAAGGTGGCGCGTGCCACGGGGATGGATCCTGCGCCAGTGGTCGAGCTCTTGGTCTGGCTGGTGAGGTTGGCGCGCATCAGCTGTGGCTCCTCGGGTGCAGCGGGATGACCGGTGCGAACCGAGGCTGAGGCTGGGTCACAGCCACCGCTTCCTCGATCGCCAGGTCCAGCTCGGTGGACGCGACGACCTCGGGCGGCGGCGGTGGTACCAGCGTGAGCACGTACTTGATGGTGGCCTGTGCGTCGGTGAGACCGAGCACGGCGGTGACGTACGCCGGGGTGAGCCGGCGCTGGCTGTCCTCGTAGGTGCGGAGCTGGCTGCTCATGCGCAGCAGCAGCACCAGCAGGACGGTGATGATCAGGAACAGCAGGGTCATCAGGACCCAGAGTACGAACGGCATGGTCTCTCCTCAGTGGCTGCGATGCGGATGAGGTGTCAGGCAGTGGGCTTGCGGAACGAGCAGATGCTCTCGCTCGGGAACTGCGGCAGCCACGGTGCGTGCCAGCAGGAGCTGGTCTTGACCACGGGCTGGATGTCCACCGACACGGCGACGGCGGGCGTCGGCTCGACGGTGGCGGACGCGCTCGTGCTCAGCATGCTGAGCAGGACCGCGGCGAACAGGGCGATGCCGGTGATCACGATCGCCGCGACCACGGTCGCGTCGCTGATCTCGTGGTGCTGGTGCTTGCGCATGAGGTGTCTCTTCTCTCAGCTGCTGGACGTGACGAGGAACAGGGCCTTCTTCTTCTGGCACCAGTCGCACACCTGGTCACTGGGCGTGAGCTTGGTGATGAGCAGCTGGGTCCAGACCCCGGACTTGATGCCTCGCATGGAGATGCGGGTCTCAGCCTGGGTGCACGGGGTGCACAGGGCCTGGACCAGCGTGGTGGTTGCGGTCATGCCACCCCCTCGGTGGTGTCGGTGAGGATCTCGAGGTCGGGAGTCGTGGCCTCGCTGACGAGGTCGACGCCCTTGAACATGTAGCCCGTGGATCGGCGGACACGTGAGTAGCCGGCGAGCTCGAGCTTGGAGTACAGGTCCTTCTGCGTGATGGCGATGGCCTGCGTCTCGCGGACGAAGTCCTCGTACGCATTCCAGATGTCCTTCGCCGGGATGGTGCTGGTGTGGTCGGCGGTCAGCCGCTCGGCCAGGAACTGGGCGGTGCTGTCCTCCTCGTACTGGTACTCGTCGGTGGCTGCACGCACGGAGGCCGGCGCGTCGAGACCGGTGATGGACCAGGCCTTGTAGCCCTCGATCATCCAGGTCAGGATCGCGTCGGCCTCGAGCTCGAGCTTCGCGTCGATGTCCTTGTCCCACTGGTCGCGCGGTCGCGTGACGTCGAACGGGACCAGGAGCACACGACGCCAGACTGCGGCGTCGTCGCCGGACAGCTTCGGCTTGTGGTTGGTGTACAGGACGAAGGTGTGCGACGGAGCGAAGGTGATCTCGTCCTTGAACAGCGCACGGGCGGTGACCATGTCACCACCGGTGAGGTTCTTCATCAGCGCTTCGGCGATGGCCACGCGCTTCTCGGTCTCGGACATGCCCACGAGCCGGCGCCCCAGCAGCGCCATGCGAGCGGGGCTCGCTGCGTCTGCGGAGTTGGCGCGCGTCTGGACCAGCAGGTTCTGGCTGGCCGAGGTGGCGTAGTCCCCGAGCACGTGCTGGACAGCACGGTCGGTGGTGCCCTTGCCGTTGGCACCCTTGGCTCCGTAGGCGATGAGCAGGACGTGCTCGACCACCTTGCCCAGCAGGGCGTAGCCGAAGAACCGCTGGAGGAACTCGCGGATCTCGAGGCTGGGCTGGAAGTACTCGAGGTGCTCCGTCCACACCGGGCTCGGTGCGTCCGGGTCGTACGCAGCGCGGGCGATCTTCGTGAGACGATCTGCCGGGTCGTGCGGCCGGAGCTCGAGGTTGGCCAGGTCGTACGTCCCGTTCGCCAGGTTCAGCAGGTACGGATCGGCGTCCAGCTGGTCGAGCGTGACGTGGAACTGCGGGAGCAGGGCGGCGATGTTGAGCACCCCGCGCTGCGGTCCGTCGTTCATGCAGGACTGGGCGGCCTTCTCGGTCAGCTTGTCCGGCGACTGCATCGCCTCGCGCAGCAGAGCGAACAGCTCGTTGCGTGCGGCGACCCCGTCGTCGGAGGACCAGTGAGTCCCCGTCCACGTCAGCCAGCCGTACGCCTTGCAGTGCAGGAGCCGCCCCTCTGCCCGCACGGCGAGCAGGTGGGCGATGCGCTGCTGGCCCTCGGTGAGGTGGGCTGCAGCTCTGGCGTCCCCGGCGTCGGCGCGAGCGAGCAAGGCTGGCTTCGCACCGTCCCCGGACTGGGACGGATCGGACATAAGGGTCTCTCCTCGGGTCAGGACGATACCGGAAGTGTACGGCAGTGCAGGTGAAAACATACTTCCTACGCGTATGCGTGTGTATGGAAGGTATGTTTGCACTTGCACTACTTGCACTGCTCCGTGTTTGTGCAGGTCAGAGCGTTGCGTTCGTGAGGTCGAAACCTAGACGGGTGAAGTGGACCGGGGCAGTCGTCTTTCTGAGGCGGTCGGTGCCGGCCTCGGAGCGGGGCCAGTCGCGTCAGTCGGTTGCCCTCCCTCCTACCTCTCCCCTCCCTCTCCCTCTCTCCCCCCTCTCCCTCTCTCCCCCCTCTCCCTCTCTCCCCCCTCTCCCTCTCTCCCCCCTCTCTTCTCTCTACTCTCCCCAAAAATGAATCTCTCAGTTGAGATCTCCGCAGAGATCAGCTCGCCGCAGCGAGCTGAGGCAGCAGCCGATGAACGGCAGTAGCCGTGTGTGCAAAGTAAGTAGCCATCTGTCAAAAGAAAAGCCATGCACCATCTCTCATCTAAGACGGCCGGTCGCTACGTATCCGTAGCGCAAGCGTCACGAGACTAGATGAGAGTGGTTATGTGGTGTGGTCGAGTTGTTGTCCAATGAGATGCATGAGCTAAACAAAGACAGATGTCTGAATAAAAGAAAGAGACTCTCGAGTGAGAGTCCCTTTCGATGTCACGCGGTGACAGGCTGCTGAGGCGGAGCAGGAACCGGAGCGGTGCTGAGGCGCTTGGCCATGGCTTCGGTGGTGACCACCTCTGCCTGCTTCTGACGGAGCTCGAGGGCCTGCATGGCTGCCTCGTGCTGCATGCGCTGGACCTGCTGACGTGAGCGGAGAGCGGCTCGCGACATCGGGATGTAGTCGGAGGGCTCGAGGCCTGCGTCCTTGAGCTCCGTGACCGCTGAGGCGATCGTGGAGGCGGACTGAGCAGAGATCTGCTGGCTGATACCCGAGATGAGATCGGTGAGGTCGAGCGACTGGAACGACTGAGCGAGGTCGGCGAGCTTCTGGATCTGGTCGATGTTCGACATGAGAATCTCCTGGCTGCGTAGAGATGGATGTAAACTGGATAAACCAAAAATGAAACACAAAAACAATTGCACCTAATGCATCAATGAACTCCCTATGAATGGATACCTATATATATACATATATATATATGTATAGGGGGTAGTAGTTGTTTCTTTTGTTTCTATTATATATTTGGAAGTACGCACAAGTTTTTCTCCGGAAACGGCGTTCCAGGAGAGACATCGGTGCAGGTCATCCCCGTTGCGGCTCCCGAGACGACCTCGACGACCGAATCTCCCGCACCTCGGTCTCAGACCGCCAGATCCGTAGCCAGGCGCCGCCGTGAGCGCCTCCGAGGACGATCGGGTCCGATACCTCGCTGATCGGATCTTCGGGGCGTACAGGGGCATACGTGACGTAGGATCTGCTCGAAGCCTTGGACCACGAGCAGTAGGAGCAGCAGATGGCCGTCAGCCCCCGGTGGTCCCAGCAGGCCGCCACGCCGCAGAGCTTCGGAACCCCGGAGGCGGCGCAGGCGCAGCGGACCGGCACCCGGTGGGAGACGGCCACCCCGGACCAGCTCGGTCAGCAGCAGGTCTCGTGGAGCACGCTCACCGGGCAGAACCTGCGGGGCACCGAGAACGCGTTCGACACCACGTTCTGGGAGACGGCCGCGCAGCAGGACCGCGAGCAGGCCGAGCGCGGGATGGACCAGCGCTGGACTCGCGACGACGCGACGGGCGTGGCGGTCTACAACGACGAGGCCAACGGCATCCGCTTCGGCGACGTGTTCCTCAACGGCCGCAAGCAGGGCAACCTCCGCGACGGCTACGCCGGGGTCGACCGCACCCAGGGCAACGAGATGCTCGCCCGGATGGTGCTGCCCCGCGAGGTGTGGGCCAAGGCGTACGAGTCGGAGAGCGGCAAGCCGCTGACGGGCGCGGGGTCGCTCGACGAGGAGATCGCCAAGGTCGAGAAGGCGAACACCGAGAACTACGCCAAGGGCCTGTCGGCCATGCAGTTCGAGTCCGACGTCAAGGACCGGGCGCAGTACCTCAGCACGAACGAGGGCGCCCAGTTCGCCAACGTCGGCACGGGCGCCGCCGGTGGTGCCGCGACCGGCGCCGGCCTCGGTGCGACGATCGGCTCGGTCGTCCCGGGTGCCGGTACCGCAGCAGGTGCCGCGGTCGGTGCGATCGTCGGCGGCATCGTCGGTGGGTTCGGCGCGTACCTCAACCGCGACGCCCGCTACACCGAGCTGGCCCAGGCGCAGGAGCAGTACGAGCGCGCGACGGCGGACGGCCACCAGAGCGTCGGTCTGGCCGACGCGTTCAGCGGGTACGCCGGGTTCGCCTCGGGGTCGATGAACCCCACGTCCAACCTGTACCGAGGGATCTACGACGCGACGAGCGAGGGCGGTGCCGGGGATGAGGTCGACAGCTTCCGCAACTCCGAGCGCGGTCTGGGCTCCACCGCGATCGACACCGCGGCGCTCCTGGTCGACGGCATCGGTGGCTTCGGCAGCCGCATCGCTCGTGCTGCGTTCACGGCGACCATGGGTTCCTCCGCGCTCGGCCAGACCGCCTCGGTCGTGGCGGGGGTAGGCGAGGGGAACATCGCGTTCAACCCGTACTCCGGGCGCTACGAGGACATCGGCGCCGGGGGCATGGCCCAGCTGGCGGCCAGCGCGGGGATCGACATCGCGCAGACCGCCGCGGCGCAGCGCGTGGGTGGGGTCGTCAACGCCCCGTTCCGGCGCGGGGCCGGCGAGGTCGAGGCGATCGGCGGGCACCGCATCGCCACCGCGGCCGACGGCACGCGCGAGGCGCGGCTCGGGTTCACGGCGCTCATCCCGTCCGAGGCCGCCGTCGGTCTCAGCGCGCGGCTGTTCGCGCGCCGGTCCCTGGCGCGACAGGGCGTGGAGCAGTCGCCCGAGGCGCTGCGCCGCGAGACCGCGCGCTACATCGACAACCTCACGACCGGCCGGCGCACGATCGCGACCGCCGCGGTGAACGGCTTCGGCGAAGGCGCGGAGGAGGTCGTGCAGGCGACGCTCGGCGCGACGGCGTTCGGCGAGACCCCGACCTTCAACGAGCTGTTCGAGGCCGCGCGCCAGGGCTTCGCGATGGGCGCGGGCATGGGCACCGCGATCGGCGTGAACGCGCAGTCCGCGAGCGCCCGGCTGAAGGAGCGCAGCGACGCGATCCGGATGGACCGGGGGCAGGCACCGCTGACGGACGAGCAGTGGTCGGCGATGTCCGACAGCGAGCGCGCGCAGAACGCGCGGCCGAACGACGCCGAGCAGGGACGGCTCGAGGCCGTCGTCGCCGGGGTCGAGCGCGAGGCCGGCGCGGTGGCGGCCGCCAACATCCCCGAGCTGCAGCGCGCGACCGACGTCGCCGTGCAGGCCGCGGCCCAGGAGGCGGCGAACTCCCAGGACACCGTCGAGATGTCCCGGCTGCAGACGATGAGCAACGGCGACTGGGACCCCCAGGACTACGTCGTGTCGCTCGGCGCCGCGCTGCGCGACGTCCGTGCGCGCCAGGCGCTGATGGCGAAGGTCGCGAGCAGCGAGGAGGTGCGCGGCCCCGGGGGCACCGTGCTCAGCGCGACGGCCGACCAGCGCGAGCAGGCGCGGCAGATCGCCGAGTCCGACACCCAGCTGCTCGCCATGCTCGAGAACGCGCGCGCCCAGCTCGACGCCGCGGCGACGCGCGACGAGCGCCGCGACATCCTGCAGCGTGTGAACGCCGCGCTGCGCGGGGCCTGGTACTCCGACGACTACGGCGCGCGCCGCAGCGCGTCGGTGCTGATCTCGCGGTACCCGCTGAACAGCGCGGGGTCCCCGCAGCTCGGTCGCCTGCAGATCGACCCGCGCCTGACCGACGCCGGGAACGACGTCACCGCGCTGTGGAGCGACGAGTCGATCGTCCCGCAGGGCGGGGACTACGACGGCGACCGGAACAGCAACATGATCCGCCAGCTGCTGCCGGTCGACACGTACGACCAGCTGCGCTGGGGCGCCGGCCAGCTCACGTCCGACGGCACGATGCTCGCGGCCCAGCCGTACACCGAGCGGATCGTCGAGCTCGCGTACCGCGCGAAGCGCACCCCGGGCAGCGCGGAGTTCGCCGCGTACATCTCCCTGAAGCGCACGCTGTCGCGCCGCCTCTGGGCGATCCTGTCCCGCTCGTCCATCCCCGACGACGTCGTGCAGCAGATGATCGCCGACACCGTGCGCGGGCTGACCGACCGCCGCGCGTCCGCCGTCGCGGACCTGCTGACCAAGCTGGCCCGGGAGTACGCGCCGCAGATGCGCGAGCTCGGCCAGCAGATCGACGACTCCCCGTTCCTGGCGATCAGCCGCGCGGCCGACCGTGCGCTGTGGACCTTCCAGACCCAGGCCGCGCTGCGCGCGCCGAGTACGCCGAAGTTCCGCACGCCGCTCCCGGCGACCGACCCGCAGATGCCGCGGTACTCCAGCCGCCTGGCCCCGGCCACGTCGGAGATGCTGACCGCGCTGATCGCGGCGCAGGGCTACGACGTGTTCCGCGTCGAGACCGTGCTGAAGTACAACTCGCGGCGCGAGGCCACCGAGACCCAGCCGCAGGAGCGCGCGTCCGAGCTGGCCGCGCTGATCCAGACGTTCACCGCGCTCAACGACGGGCTCACCGCCCCGGGCGAGGACGCGATGATGGAGGGCCTCGCCGCGCAGATGCGGGTGCGCTCCTGGCTGCGCCGGCTGGCCGTCGAGCACAAGAAGCAGTTCGGCACCCGCAGCGTCGAGGAGTCGATGCTCATGCTCGCCGCGGCGCGCGTGGCCGACGTCGACCGCGAGCGCGGGCAGCGCGGGGACGGCCACGTCACGCTGCTGCAGGCGATGCTGCACGACGTCCTGCAGGACCTGCGCCGCGAGAACGCCGAGCTGATCAACCGCAGCGACACGCTCGCCGCGCGGCTGTCCGGGCTCGAGCAGCTCACGACGGCGAACTTCGTCGACGAGGCCGGGGGCCGCCACGCAGCCGCCGGCACGGCGTTCGTCGAGGTCTTCGGCGCCGAGAACATCGGCACCTTCCTCGGCGACCAGGGCGCGGCGATCAACAGCTACACCGTGCTCGGGCTGCGCGACACGCTGATCGAGATGCGCGCCGACGTCCGGCACGAGTTCGAGGTCACGCTGCGATCGCACCCGTCGTACCCGGTGGGCGACGACGAGGTGCCCTCGCCGTACCGCGTGCTCGTCGAGGCGGTCATGGAGAGCGCGCACCAGATGCTCACCGAGAACAAGGGGCAGCCGACCGGCATGCTGACGGCGTCCAGCCGTCGCGCCAGCCAGGCGTTCCGCGACATGCACGACTCGCTGCGCTCGCTGGCCCGCGCGCGCGGCGCGGCGATGACCTCCCCGGAGCAGGCCCGCTCGTCCCTGGCCGGCGACCCGAACCTCGCGGCCAAGGTGCTCGCCATCATGGAGTCGCGCGGCGTGCGCGCCGGGGTCGTGCAGCGCGAGCTCGACGGCCAGCTGAGCCAGGTCGAGTTCCCGCAGTGGATCTACGACGTGCTGGCCGAGCCCCGCTCCGGGGTGGCCGAGATGAAGCTGCTGCGCGGCACCATCGACCACGCGTACGCGGCGCTCGGCGACAACGGCAAGCGCATCAACGTGGACCAGGTCAACGACCGGCTGCTGCGGCTGCGGCTGCACCTGGACTTCCAGGCGAACGACCCGACGGCGGAGAACGCGACCGACGCCGAGCTCGCGCTCACCCGGTTCAACGAGCTGTTCTACGACGAGGAGCTCAGCATCGACGCGTTCATCGGCGCGCTCAACGAGGACTGGCGCTTCCGTGACGAGCGCTCCGCGCCGTACATCGCGTGGAACCGCGACCGCTCGGTCGTCGAGGCGAGCCGGTACGGCTCCGGGATCTCCGAGGCGCTCGAGGGCACCGAGATGCGCGACGCGCTGCGCGACGCCGCGGCGGCCGCGAACGCGGCGCTGAACGCGACGGAGAGCACGAAGTCGTTCCTCGAGCACAACAGCGAGCAGCTGTCGATGCTGCGCGAGGCGCGCGACAACCCTCGCTCGGTGAACCGCCGCGCCTGGGAGAACTTCGTCGCGTGGTACGGCCAGAGCCGCGACCTCGGCTCGATGGTGGGCGCCAGCGTCTGGATCCAGCAGGCCAGCCACATCAACGAGATCGTCGGCAACATGGGCGTCAAGGGCATCGCGAAGGAGAACGTCGTCGCGCTCGGCAAGGCGATCGCCGCGCAGATGCCGGTGTTCGACGCCGCCGTCGGCCAGCTCGTCGCCAGCGCGACGTCGGGCTCGCTCGCCGACGTGATCAGCCAGCCGCACCTGCTCACGCAGGAGGGCGGGCGCACGCTCGTGCTCAACGACGGCACGGTCGTGGACTGGGCGGCGATCACGCCGTCGCAGGCGCTGGACCTGCTGGGCAACGAGCGCACCGCGGGGATCGCGGCGCGCGCGCTCGGCATGACGGCGTGGGACTACAACGAGGACACCGGCCAGATCATGCGCACGGCCGTCGTCGGCGAGGGCGTGGCCGGGCTGACGGCCGACCCCGCGGTCTCGCTGTTCGGCAACGGCACCTCCTCGAAGCTGCGCCGGCTCATGATCCTCGAGGCGAAGGTCACCACGCCCGGCGGCGCCCCGGTGATCCCCGTGCTGCTCGCGCAGCAGATGAACATCCGCGAGGCCGCGCTCGGTCGCGTGCTCGACCCGCACAGCCCGCAGCGGGCGAAGATGGCCGTCGAGATCCTCGAGGACATCGCGGACGCGCTGCAGGCGCTGAGCACGATCGAGGGCCTGCACGTGCGCACCGAGGCCGGGGTGTTCGCCGACCTCACCCTGGTGGACGACGACCCGGCCGGCGCGCCGCGCGACCGCGACGACCTGCCCGACGGCACGGGCGAGCGCGTGAGCCTGGCGCACCAGGCGATCCTGCGTGCGGCGCGCGTGAGCCGGCGGGCGCACGGCGGGGACAACATGGTCTCGCGGCTGCTCACCGCCGAGGGCCCGCTGCGCGACGTGCAGCACGAGCTCGTCGCGCGCTGGGCCGTGGAGTTCTCGCGCAGCGCCGCGGCGTCGGGCGACCCGGTGCAGCTGACGATCGCGCGCAAGATCACCGCGGACCTCAACCGGGCCGACGACTACACGTCGCCGCTCGACGTCATGCTCACCACGTACCGCGACTACGAGGACCCGTCGGTGCAGCGGCTGCTGCTCGCGCACGCCGCCGCGCACGGCGACATCGCGCGCGCCGTGCCGTGGGCCGCGGCCTCCATCCAGCGCGCGCTCGACCCGCGCACGAAGACGATCACCGTCCCGTACCGGCCCGACGAGAACATCACCGTCCCGGACCTGACGAAGGACCAGTGGGAGGAGATCGCCCGCGGGGTCATCGCCTTCTCGATGCACGTGAACTACGGCATCGCGGCGACGAGCGACCAGGAGATCAGCGCGTTCCCGTCGCTGAGCAAGGACGACGCGCTGAAGGCGCAGCTGCCGTACTGGGACCCGACGTTCGTCGACCCCGCGCTGGACATCTTCGCGCCCGACGCGCTGCGCAACCCGAGCACCGCGCTCAGCCCGCTGCTCAACGCGCAGATCGACCTGGTCACCGAGATGGCCCCGGACATCCCGCGCACCTCGCAGTTCCGCGCGGAAAAGGCCGTGCTGAAGTTCATGGCGCCGCGGCGCTCGGTCGACGGCGAGGTCTCGGGGACGACCGGCCAGTGGCACGCGCTCATGCCGGCGCTCATGCACAGCGCCACCGGCGCCGTGATGGCCTCGGCCGCGGAGTCCGGCATCTCGATGGCCGGGAAGAACCCGGACGAGCTCGCGCTGCTCAGCGCGACCACGGTGCAGGACTGGACCCTGGTGCCGGGCGACGACGAGGTGAGCACGACGTCGGTCCCCGCGGGGATGCTGGTCTCCGCGGTCGCCAGCGGCAACGTGCTGGACGCGCCGATCACCGTCAACCTCGCGGGCTACGGCTCGCCGGTCACCCGCCCGCTCGCGCAGCTCGAGGGCCGCGTCGTGAAGTCCGTGACGCTGCGGCTCGCCGACGACACCGTCGTGCCCGTGCTGGCCAACGCCCGGTACTCCTCGGGCCTGCTGCTCCCCGCGAGCACCGGCGTGCAGGCGGGCGACGGCGGCGTGCTCACGCTGGGCACGCTCGGCCCGGCCGTGCAGAACATCGCCCGCGACGCCGGGGCCGACCTCACCGGCGCGCAGATCGACATCGCGTTCTTCCACCCGGAGACGAAGTCGATCAGCGCGACGCGCGGCGTCGACGACGCGTACAGCCACAACCCGTGGTTCGACGGCATCAACGGCCAGACCGACGGCGCGTTCGTGCAGCCGTCGATCCTCGGCTCGCTGCTGTTCGCGCTCGACGGCGTGATCCCGACGGCGTACGACACCGCGCTGAGCTCGATCAAGAAGCTGACGTTCGCCCTGCAGCAGGTCACCACGATGCCGGAGGCCGTGCGCCGCGGGATCGTCGCGGGCGGCACGTCCGACATGGCGGGCATGCTGCGCCGGCTGACCGAGTTCGCGCTGAAGCAGCCGATCGACGGCAAGCCGCTCGGCGCCGAGAAGTACAACGCGATCTACAAGCTGATGTCCCTGCTCTACGTCGTGCGCCACGTCGAGGACGGCGTGCCCACGGTGCTCAGCGCCGAGCAGGTCATCGCGCGCCAGGCCCAGGGCCAGCCGCTCGGCCAGCACGCCGAGGTCGTCGGCCTGCCGCTGCCGCACGTGCTCGCGCTCATGGGCGAGCTCGGGGCCCGGGTGCCCACCGTCACGCCGTTCGGCGACCTCGGCTTCAGCATCGACGTCGCGAAGGCGCCGCAGTACACCCGGTTCCCCGCGCAGGCGTGGACCGACCGGATGTTCGGCGGCCTGGTCGCTGTCGAGCGCGACGGCGCGGAGGTCACGGGCTGGGCCAGCCGCGACCTGCTGCGCGAGCCCGCGCTGGTGAACCTGTCGCTGCCGAAGCCGCGCGCGTACGGCCAGGACGGCACGCAGCCCGGCGGGGCCGGGGGTCGGGACTTCTACTCCGGGTACCGCGCGCACCGCCGCGACGTGCACGCCGACCGCGAGAAGCTCGGCTCGCCGCGCTGGGTCGAGCAGGACACGAACGTGCGCGTGCGCATGCAGACCTCGCCGAACATCGCGAGCCAGGTGACGCAGGCGGTGCAGGCCGCCGCGATCGGCCAGACGCAGATGGCGGCGCAGATGATGACGCCGCCGCAGGCGAACACCACCACGCAGTTCGACCTGACCACGGCGTGGGAGTACGTGCACCGCGGCTCGCGCGCGGCCAACGCGGTCGAGGGCGAGCTCACGACGGACGCGCTCGAGCAGGCGGCGTTCGGCGACACGGTGTACGTCCCGGCCGACACGTTCCTGCGGGCCAGCCAGGACGCGACCGACGACCAGCTGTTCGAGCAGGCGCGCCCGGTGCTGCAGCGCCTGACCGCGCTCGGCGCGAAGATCGCGGTGCCGCCGTCGGCGCTCGCCTCGGGGCTGCGCGGCCGGATGATGGCCTGGCTGTACCAGCGCGCGGACTACGTGCCGGTCGACGACACGGGCTACAGCTTCGAGCCGGCGCCCGCCGTCGGGCGCTCGCGGGCCCAGATCGCGTACGACTCCACGCTGCGCGGCGCGCGGCACACCACGCCGCAGAACCGCGTGATGCTCTCGCTGTCCGACCACAACCCGGTCAACGAGAACTCGATCATGTCCATCAACGGCGGGCTCGGCGGGCTCGAGGACTACTTCGTCCGCGAGATCGCGCAGACCGCGCGCTACGCCGACTACGTCACGCCGGAGAACGTGGCGACGGGCAGCGACGCCGACGGCGCGCGGCAGCGCGTCATCACCGTGCTGCTCCCGCTGCTCGAGTCCGTGCAGGGCCGCAACTACCTGTGGCAGCACTCGGGCTTCACGAACCTCGAGCTGTTCCCGAACGACTCGGCCGAGGAGGGCGAGAAGGGCCGGGCGGCCGAGGCGGACTTCAACCGGGCGCTGGACCAGCTCCGCGACCGGCTGCGTGCGGCGCAGACCGACGGCACGATCGGCCTCGTGCCGACGGCGGGCGAGGAGTTCGGCACCGGCGACATCATCCCGCTGGTCTCGTACAACGACGAGGGCGACCTGGTCGGCATCCACCTCATGCGCCACGGCCACGAGCCGGTGTCCGAGGAGCTCATCCACGGCGGCGCCTTCCCCGCGGGGA